ACCTGAGGAATTAATAGTACTAAAGCTACCTGCGACTGCTGTACTACCCCCAATAACTGTATTATCAATTGTACCTGCGCTTATTGTTGCAGTGTCAGCTATAAGTGCGTCAATGTTAGCTGTACCATCAATATACAAGTTGCGCCACTCAGAGCCTACAGCACCTAAGTCATGCGTATTGTCAGCAGAAGGAAGCATAGCAGAAGCAATGTCTGCAGTAAATGTAACGGTGTCAGATGCAGCATTACCAAGAGTAGTATTACCGTTTACTGAAAAGTTTGATGTGATGGTAGCAGATTCGTGGACTGCTAGTGTATCAATGTAAGCAGTACCATCTAAGTACAGATCTTTAAACTCTAATGAAGATGTACCTAAGTCGATGTCGTTATCTGTGACAGGAACAATAACACCATCTTGTATGCGTATCTGCTCAACAGCAGCAGCGCTTACCTCTACGAATACACCTACACGATTGTTTGTTGTATCAATTACTACTTTATTGAGAGCATCCAAGTCTGCAATAAGAGGAACATACTCACCTTCACCTGAAGTACCATCGTGTTTATGACCACCAGATGCAGCAAAAGCATCACGGAGTGCGTTATACTCTGCGTTAATTGGGGCCGCACGAACTGTAGCGGTGGGGATGATGTCTGCTGTAGATTGTCTTACATAACCTGCCACGGTTTATCTCCTGTCTCCCAAGCCATATGTCATAGAAATAGCTTGTATTGTATGGCTTGCATTTTGATTGTCTGTAACGTAACTAATAGAAACAGACTTACCAGAACCAGATACATTAGTTAAAGCTTTAGGTGACGGGTTACCATCATATATATCACCTGAGCCGTAGATAGCTGTACCATAAATAGCTGCTGCACCTTCGGTAGAGAAACTATAAGTAGTAGGGTTTAAAGAATACACATCGTCATAGTCATAGTATAAACCTACAAAGACTTCTGTGTTACCCTCTGATTTTAGATACGTATCTATCTTATAAACGATCTTACGTACTTCTGGGTCTTCCATATAAAAGTAAGGTGTTTGGTATAAACTAAATATGTTACTGCCTTCAAAGCTAGTACCACGTTCCTGTCTGTGTACTTTACCTGAACCATCTCCATGTATTACGTGCTCAAACTGACCAACGTAACCTGAAGCAACACAGTTAGCTTCAATACCAATAAGCTGACTGTATTCAAATATACTTTGTTTATTTTGTGATTTACGAATAGCGCCTATCAAAGAGAGAGAGCTATCATTCTTAAAGAAGAACCTGAATTGAGACTTCTTACGTATAACAACAATACTAATATCTACAATAGTTTCTGATAAGTAGTAGTTGTCAAAAATGTCTTGAATCTCTTTAGATACTGGTGCAAGCTCAACGTCACCAATACGATCTGTACCTGAGATAGGTCTAATACCGTCTGGTCCTAAGAAGAGTAAGTCACCACCAAATTCAACAACAGAGTCAGGTGCTACACAACCTAGATTAGCAGTAACGTTCTGCAATAAAAAGTCTGCAGAGTTTGTACCAATTAGTTTTTTAATATTATTAGCACCAAATATAAATAAACTATCTCTAAACTTTTTAATTGCTGTAATCTTAAAACCTACATTAATAACACCTGCACCGTTAGCAGGGTCAAAGTCAGTAGCATTAAGGGGAGCGCTAAAAAATAAGTTAAACGGTTCTGATGGATCACCTGCTAGAAATATATGTGATGCAAACTCTTCTGAAAACTTAGGATCTGTAGGAGCATTAGCGTGTGTGATCTGAGTATAAGTAGTACCATCATATGTAGCTGCAGGGTTAATACCGTCTGTCAAAAGTAAAACTTGTGTTGACCAGTTATAGCTTGAAAAGCGTACACGATCTACTCCTACCATAGTAGGAGAACCAGAAGCAGTTACAGCGTCCCACGATGAAGTACTATTATTCCACTTATGTAAATAGTTATTACCTGAAGTAGGTCTTCTGCAAGCAAAAATACCATCGTGTAGGTTGCCGTTTACTTCTACACCTAATACAGCGCCTGTTCCAGGTACAGTACCGTAATCGTTTTGATACCCGCTAATACGACGATAGCCCCCCGATAAGGAAGGCTCGTAGTTAATCATGCGTAAAGCACTACCACTCAAGGCGTTTGCATGTGTTAGCGGATCAACGTTAGTTATAAGACCACCACTGCAAACTGTAATATTAGTTCTTAGGTCATCCATTAACGGGGTCTTTCAATTACAGTAGACCTTAAATATATCTCATCATCAAATAGAATGCGTTTCATACTGCGTATACCAAAGTCAAACTTTTGTTGGTGCATACCAGCAGACTGTGCATTACTTCTGAACTGCATCATGTAAGCCATAGCACCATCTAAGATAACGTGGTTGAAACGCTCAGGTATTACACAAGTATCGTTGTACTCTGTTAACGTAGAAGGAATACTCCAATAGGTGTACTCTACTTCGTAGTCGGAATCTGGGATAGGTGTTACACCAAAGGCATCACCAAATGTTTGATATACATGCTCAGGTGCTGTCATACCATTTGTCTGATCACCCTCATCATCTTTAGGGCGGTGGTTTGTAGTATAATCTTCATAAGTCAAAGGCTTTAAAACACGAGGTTGATTCTCTTGTGTTGAATGCTTCTTTAAATAAAATGTTTCCCAGTCTACCGTAGAGTAGTCAGCAGGGAAACTATATTGACGTGTACCTGCAGTTAATGTCTGCGTGTACGTATTCTTTAGGAAAGGCCACTCTTGACCATTCTGGTATATCTCACGTAAGCTACTATTTACAGCATCTTTAGCTGCAGCCTGAACGTTACGCACTGTAGTAAAGCCATCACCTGCTGTATCCAGAGGGACTTCATTCAAACGTCTAAGTAATTCGTTTGTAAGCTGTACGTATGTTGACATCTGTTTTCCTAAGGTGTGCGAAAGGGGCCACCCGAAAGCAGCCCCTAAAGTTTAGTTACGCAAGTGCGTCACGAGCTACTTCGTTAGCAGACGTGTCACCCATGTCAGTGCAGTCGATCAGAACTGCCCATACACGGAACTTACCTGAACTAACTGCCCCACCTGAAAGTGAAGCAATAGTTACGTCAATGTTGTCATCAGCAACAGCCATTACAGGCTGATATGCTGCAGGGTTCTGCGCTACTACTGCTGCTGCAGATGTAGCATCAAATCCATCAACAAATACATCAGCGTCAACCATACCTAAGTCTACTGTAAAAGTAGAACCATCAGTAGCAGTATCAACTTCAATACCTGCGTTCAAGACCATAGTACCTTTAGGTACAGCAATTACAGGAATGACATCAGACGCTGCAAGAGCAGAACCTTTGTCAGACAACGCTGTTGCCCAATTTAAGGTAGTTTGAACCATGTAAGGGTTACGTCCACGTTGGGAGTTGCCAGCGGCTGAACGAAGAGTATTATCACCAAGTGCCATATCTCATTCCCCCTTATAGACCAGATGTGTAGATTGCATTAACCAACGCTTCTGGACGTAGAATTTTGCGCCCGTAAAGGTGCATACCACGTACAATGTCAGCAAATGAATCTGGATCACGATAAGTCTCAGTCTTATTAATCTGCTCAGCAGTTGCTGCTGCAGAAGAATGACCAGCAACCAGCACACCGTAGTGAGCAGAACCTGTAGATGTGGTAGAGGTTGGACCGTTACCTACTTCAGGAAGGTTGTTAGACATGTAGACTTTGAAGCCGTGAATGTTGTTGAAGATCAAACCGTTCTGCAACCCTGATCCACCGAAGTCTGCATTCAGAAGACGTGAATCTTCGTCTTTAAGCAGTTCTGCGAATACCGGATCTAGGACCAGCCATCTTCCGTTAGTGTCAACGTTTTGTTGATCCAGCTTACGTGACATCCGTGCGATAACTTGCATAGGTGTAGCGTTAGCTGTAGTAGTGTTCAATGCGTCAGCACCTGTACGGGGCTTAACTACGATTGAGTTACCTGCTGAACCACTGTTAAAGTCAGAAGCGTCAAGCTTCATATTTGCAAGTAGTTCGTCAGAACCAGCAGTTGAAACAGCTTTAGTGCCGTTTACAGTTGTGTTCGCAGCATTGGGTTTGCCGTGAATAGCTGATTGCTTGAAGCCAGCCATATAACCAAGAACATCTTGGTCAAACTGGTCAGCCAAACGATAAGCTGCACGATCACTTGCAAGGCTTTGAAAATTGACGTGACTATGACTTTCCTCAATATCGTCAACCTTAAAAGCAAAATAGTTCGCTTTGTCAACGTTTAGTGAAAATTCCTCATCGTCAAGGTCTTGTGGTGTGATAGTCGTGCCACGGGCATACGACTTCACTGTGATTTCAGGTTCTTTGATAATCTTAACGGAATCACCCATGTTAGCAATCTCTCCAAAATAATCAGAGTTAGTGATTGCTTCTACAATTGAGGCCTTGCGGAAAGCAAGTTGTACCTGTTTGCTGTAGATTACGGGGCTAAAGTTACCGTTGGGTAGATTACCATAACCTGACGCTGTTGCGAAAGCCATGATATAATCCTCCATAGATAGTTAGGCTTATTAAAGTTATAAGCATTAACATCAGGTAAGAGGCTAATCTTTTTAGGGTGCGACTCACATACACATGGCCTTGTAATATGTAAGACGGGCCTATACTTGATCAGGTAGGTCTTAACTTATTTGTCTTCGCTTAGGGGTAAAAGCATAAGCAGGGTAGCTGAAACGTCTATCAGGGCATACTTATGCTTTTGTTAACATACACAGTTATAACATATAGTTTGTGTATTGTCAATACTTAATTAACGTGCTCCACCAGAAACATCATAAATAAACTTACCGCTGCGGATAGCTTCCATGATTTCGTCTGACTTGGTTTCGTACTCTTGTGTACTCATACGTTGAACTTCAGACTCACGCAGATGTCCTGCAGGGTTGTCATTGTCTGGTTTGGTAGTACGTTTAGTTCTTACTTGAGAAGCAGCATCCTTAGAGTTTTGCCGTCTTCCTTTAGTGTCCATACCTTTATCTACTTTGAATAGATCAATAACACGGATCACTGATTGTGGATCATCTTGATTCTCATAGAGTGCATCCTGCACCCACTTGGGTTGTTCTGCTGCCCAATCATGGAAGTCATCACTCCCACGTAGATCATCAAAGTCTCCATGCATAGCACGGATTTCATTCTCTGCTTTAGTGCGCTGGGCATCTGCGTTGATCTTGTCAATCTGCTGCAGACGTTCATCAGCATACTTAAACTTTTCTTGGGCTTTCTTTTCAGCAATTGTTTCTACAATGCCAGCAATCTCAGGGTACTTCTTAGCCCAAGCATCAATACTTTCATCTGAAGTAGGAGCACGTACCTTACCTGTCTTCTGAGCGTTTTCAAGCTGGGCTTTAAGTTCTTTTAACTCTTCTGCTTGCTTGTTAAGATGACTACGTAAATCACTGTAGCGTTTCTTATATGTACGCTCTTCACCTGATAGTTCTTCTTTCTCAGGTTTAGCTTCTGGTTCTTCTACTTTTTGCTCTACTTCTTCAGTACGAGCTTTCATTAAAGCTTCTAGTTCTTCTTCCTCTTTTTTAATCTTATCTTCTAGAGGGGTAGGTCTATTTGGATTTACAAGACCTGCTGTCTTTTTAGTTTCTACTTCTGCTAGTTCAGGCATAATTGTTTCCTTTATGTTGGGGCCAGCCTAAGCTGGGTAGCCTTATAGTTATTAAACAGTTTTTAGTTTTCTACCCTTTAGCTTGTAAATAGCTCTAGAGATAGGTACACCTACAGCAAGCATAAGTTTGCCTACATAGTCAGGTTTATAGTTTTCTGGTTCCATTACATGAGCAATGTGATTTGCCCAGCGCCGTGTAAATGGTACACACCAGTATTTAAGATATAGGTTAGATAAGAAGGTTTCTTTTTCTATCCAAGCTACCATAGGTTTAGCCCATGTGTGATAGCCTTCTAGTAACTCTGGATCTTCTAGTGCAACACGATCACCAAACGCTTCGTCTAAACGCCAGATGTCTTCGTCTAGGTAACCGTAGCGATATATTAAGTCACACAGTATTTTATCGCTTGACTTATCATTGTCATCACTATCTGTACCTGAGTTGCCTACGTTACTTACATTAGTTCCTACAGTTGTATCAGCTTCAAATGCATCCCAATCAAAGTCATCATCATCTTCAGAATCAAATGTGTATTTAGTCCCACCAGACTCTGTAGTAGACGTAGTATAACCAACACCTGAACCTGTAGTACCTGCTACTAGTCTATCGTCATCATCGTCATCTCTACCAGAAACAGTTGTAGCACCTGTGATAAGAGCAGTCTCAGCTTCTTCTGAACCACCATAGAAAGCACCCAAGCCACCATCATATGTATCTTTATAGAAGTCAGACTTTTTCTCTGGGTCAAGTACTTTAACTTTTTCAACTATTTTACGTTGTTGGTCTAGTATATCCTGTGATGCTTTTGTTCCAGAAGCAATAGGTCCAGCATCTTCTTTAGTAAATCCTAACATGTCTTTACTATCAATATTCATAATATTGTAATTAGCATTTACTCTAGCTGTATTTAATATACTTAAAGTACCTGTATCTAAAGAAGAACCATCAGGGTTTTTATCACTGTCAACCATACCCATAACATTAGTTACAACTTTTTCAGCTATCTTTTTATTTTCTCTTCGTGCCAATTCAGTCAAAGCAATAGCACCTGCAGGACCGCCAATTGCACCACCAACAAGACCTATTAAAGACTTTTCAAGTAAAGACAGATCACCTGCATTTGTTTTTAGCTGATTATAATTAGAGTAGTTTTCGTACATGTCTGTAGTCCACTCCTCTACAGGAGTGTTTCTCCATGTAGGGTCAGACTCCTGCTTCGGCTTATCATCATCGTCATCATCTCTAGGTGCTTGTGTAGCTCGTGCTTGTTCCTCTGCAGGGGTTGCACCCATCAAAACAAAACCAGGGGGTATTCTCTTCATGGGTCTACCATTAAAGAAGAACACAATCATCTTCTGATTTGTTTTAGGGTTAATATATGTCTTAGATTCAAAGCCTCCAAACAAAGCACCTGTACCACCGTAGCCGCCATAACCACCGCCTACAGGTTGAGGTACTACAATATCACCTTCAGCGTAACCCTTTACAGCACCACCATAGGCAAAGCCTTCTGGTTTTACTTCTTGATCTTCAGTTTCGTCAACATCCAGTTCATCATCTCTGAAAGGTAACTCATCACCTTCTTTAATCCGTTCAAAACCTTGTGCGGCAGCTTCTTGTAACTCATTAAAAAATTCCTCTCCGAAGTATCTAACCGTTTGTGCATTTACTACAAACTCACCTTCACTGACACGAATGTCAATATCATCACGTACCTCACTAGGTTTAGCACCTATAGGAGCAGTGTTCCCACTAACAGGATCTTTCTGCTCATTCATTATAAGGTCCGTCTCCATCTGAGCTTTGTTGTCATCAAGCATTTACTTCTTCCCTTAAATATATGAGCCTACGTAATGCAGCTATTTCACCCTGAGCACGATACATACCTTCCATAGTACTCTCCTGCTCTAACCTGCGCTGGGCTATGTCTATCTTCTTGTTGATAGTCTCAACAAAGTCATCCCACAAAGGTTTGTCGTTTACTAACTTCTTAATAGACATTAGCCAGTAAATCCTTGCTCACCAGGAGTGGGTACTGTACCTGTGCCTATGTTACCCCCACCAGCGCCTGTTGTGTCACTCACGCCTACTCCTGCTTGCTCTGGGGCTGCACCTGGATTGGGTGGTGCGGGTGGACCTTGTGGTCCTGCCTCTTCAGGTTGGGGTGGTGGTGTTGTAAACTTCTTGAGGATCTCAGCTTGTATAGCTGCGTCACCCAAAGAGTTAGTAACTTTATCAGGATCAAGATCCATAGACTTAGCAATCTCACGAATAATGTAGTCACTCTTAACGAATGGCATGAGTGCTGGATTAGATGCTACACCCATGAACTGCATCAAGCGCTGTGAGCGTACCTCGTTAGCCATCAAGCTTTCTGTACCTGATGCCTTAACTTCTAAGTCACCCTTGATTTCTTTATCAAAGTCAAACTGCATGTTGAAACCAAAGAATGCACGTCCTAGTGGGGCAATCAAATAGTCATCGACATTCTTGACAACATTTCGTATACTACCATTAGCTGCAGACATAAGCATAGAAATGCCAGAAGCAGTTCGCCCCACTCCTGATACACCTGTCTGACCGTGTGCAAAACTTGGGAAGCCTGTACTCTCATCAGCTAATACCCTTGCCTTATCAAAGAGTTGCATGTTCTCGCCAGCAACGTTGGGGAACTTTGTCCCAAAAATGCCTTGTCCTGGTGCTCCCCCCTGTCTGCGAAACACCTTGCCAGGGTACACAGATAAGTCCTGCCCTGGGACCAGATTTGTTTCATCAACTTCAATGATTAAGTTACCACTGAGTGCAGCATTATCTATCGCCATACGCATGAAACCATTCATCAGTGTCTGCGTATCGTCCATGTTTTCAGCAATACCTACACCAAAGAAGCTGTATGGGTTTAACTCATAAGGTACAGCATAGTAAGGAATACGTGCAGGTTTGAATGGGTTGAGTACCAAGCGTAGTACTTCTCCGTTACAAATCCATACGTTTACACTTAGCTGCTCTGAATCTTTCAACTCACGAGGAATGCGTACACCATTCTCTTCTAGGATGTCTGTGTCTACATAACCCCAGAACTCTAGTACTTCATAACGTTCAGGTGCAGTGTTTGACACACTGTCATCTTCCATGTCCTGTTCCCAATACTTCTTATCGTAGGACTCACCTGCAGCAATAGCATTGTCAATTGATTCGTTACGGAAGAAAGGGCGAGACTTCAAGCTACGCATCTGTGAGCGTGTCATACGGTGACGCTCTACTACGTACTCAGCCTCATCCATGTTATACGCATCTGGGTCAGGATAGAAGTTCCATATAGATACGTGACTTGTAGACGGTACAGTTTTGATAACAGGGTCATACTCACCTGTCTCTCCATCCCAATTAGGGTACTCTTTATCTATAGCAAACGGGCCTTTCATAATACCCGTTCCAAATAGTGCCATCTCAAAAGCAGTATGGCGAAGCTGTTTATTAGCTCCGCTCTCTTCTAACTGGTCATGTATTTTCTTTTCCATCTTCTTAGCTGCTACCATAGCAGGATGGAATGTTACTGTATCTTGAGTTGTGCCTGGACCTTCTACGATCTTCTCACCTACAGCCTCAAGTTTATTCTTTAGTGGACCCATGCGTTTCATGCGGTCATACATAGTCTCGCCAGGCTTGAGCTTTTCATCAGGGTCAAACAAGAAGCTAACCTTAGGCTCTTCCTCAAAGGCAGAACGCAAAGGATCTATGGCTTGTTCAGCCTGAGGGTTTATACTTATATGCATAGCTTCAGCTACGCCCTCAGGTAACGTTGTAGGGTTTACTGTGAGTGGAAACCGTGAGCTACCAAAAAGTACATCTACAATCTGACCATACGCTGCTAGTGTTTTAGTCTTAGTAACCTTAACAAACACACGAGACTTTTCAGTTTCTGTGAATTGTACATCACTACCGTACAAACCTCTGTAGTTACGATATGCACGTAACCACCGACTTTCATCTACGTACCGTGCATCCTCTGCACGTTTGAAGCGAGACTCTACATAAGACACTACGCTAGAGGCATCTAACTCCTCACCGTCCTGTATAACGGCTACGTCATCTGTTTCAAATAAATCGTCTTGTTCCATATGTTTTAGTATCCAAAGGTTGAATCTGAAGCTTGAAAGCCAGATCTATGTGAAGCAGGATTATAGTCCCACAAAGAACTTCTTGGTCTTGTCATTATACCATACCGTATTGCATCGTACAAGTGGTCTTCTGCATTTGTGTCTACATCTTCTGGGTTTCTCTTGTCCAAAGGAATAGACGGTAGCTGAGCTATAGAATGAGTACAGGTTGAAAAGAACACCAGCCTTGGCTCCTGAGTATACTCATCAACCTGTAAACGGCGGTGTAGCTCGTTTTTACCTGCAACCCTTGAGCCTCGTGAACGGTCCGAAGGCCTCCACCTACATCCCTTTTGGTTCATCTGCTCAGCCAAGGAAGGGCCAGTGTCGCCTCTTTTGTGCCACAGGGAACTATCCAACACGCCGTACCTTATACTTCCATCACCACTCTCGGCTTCAAGTATCATATCCGCTAAATCAGTAGCTGTAACTTTAGAACAATAAAGCTCTCTGTAAACAACAAGCTGTTCATTGGGTGATACAGCAAACCAGACAACGCCTGTGAAACTTCCGTAGCCGTAGTCGCAAGCTCTAAACTTAGTCCAACTTGCGGGAATTTTAAAAGGCTCCACGACATGTACGGCTCTGTTCCACTCAGGAAAGGCTGCGCCTTCGTTAACATCCCAATTACCCTCTAGTAGTTGCTTACGTTGATGCTCAGGTAATGACAAAAGCATTGCTTCATAGTCACCACTCTCAGCTAGATACGGGTTGTCAAAGAGGCTGGCAGGTATAAACCTTCTTTTAAACAGGGGTTCACCAGCTTTACTATGCCCTGACGGGAAGCGTAATACCTCACCAGTCTCTATGTTCGTTGCCCAGAAAGGCGTATTAGGTGCCGCTGGATCAATGAACATCTTCTTTACCCAAGCATGTCCGATCCCACCTGGGTTAGTCGTAGCTCGCATGTACAAACCTAAGTCTTTGTTTGCACTACGTAAACGTGAACGCATGTAGTCCCAAGCAAAGGGTGACTGCCACTGCGTCAACTCGTCAAACGCTACATAGTTGAACGCCTGTCCTTGGTAGCGCATAACGTCTGTATCTCTATCCAAGTACGACATCCAAAGTGTACCGCCTCTTGGTGTAGTCCATTGGCTCTTACGCTCAGACCACTTAATTCCTGGTATAGCCTTAGGGTACAACTCTTGGCTTTTCTGTATGAGTTCCCTAAGTTCCTCTGTCGTGTGACGTACAAGTAGACCACTAAAGTCTGGACTGTTCATGTTACGCAGAGGGTCAGCTAATGTAGCGTAACTCTTACCGCCACCCGCTGCTCCACCATATAAAACTTCACGTTCACTAGAAGCTAGATACTGCGTCTGAGGTCCAGGGTTTGGCCTGAAGACAATGTTCTGTGCTTCCTCTACCTCATACTCAGGTGGCTTAACCTGCGCTGGGCTGGGTGTCACTACTGTCGGTTCCTTCTTCGTCTTCGTAGATGAAGTAGCCTGTGTAGTTTTTTTCAAGCGCTTCGACTTGTTGTAACGCTTTTTGGAGCCGCTTGGCATAGTAGCGCTTAATTGCAGCAAGACGCTTTCTTTTTCTTTCGACATCTATTCTCTTCTTCAGGCCATCGTGAGTTATGCTTTTACCTGACTGAGTAGTCAGCCACGCTGATACTTGTCTTAAAGAGTACTGCTTCAAGTGCTTCTTAGCTAACTCTAACAGTTCTAACTCTCTAGGTATAGGGTTCAGCCATTCCTCATCTTCAGGGTCCACCTCATAGCCGAAGGGTACGTAGTTGCTAGTACGTGGTATGCGTTGCCAAAGCTTTACCTTAAAAGGTACTTTGGGTAGCATCCAGTACTCACTTTGGAGTGGGCGCTCTTTACGTAGCCTCAGAAGCATCTGCATTCTTGGGCGGTAATATAAACAAACCACCGCTTGACTCTACTGCTACCTTCTCAGTTTTAACAATACCTGCACGATCTAAGATCTGACCTGCAGCTACCATGCGTTCCTTAACGCCTAGCTGGGTAGGATCGTCCAAAGCACTGGCGTATGCAACTGCAGCCTTAGGGCCAACTCTTGACATATATGATTTAGTTGCGTCAAATATTTCATCTTTCAATGACTCCACAATAGATGTAGTAGATGACTCAGGGTTATAACCTGCAAGCTTCTTGGCGAGTACAACATCCCCTGCTGCCTCTTCAAAGAGAACCTCTAAGAACTTACTTTGTTTTTCCGTAAGGTTTCGTTTCATTTTATCTTCCTGTGGGCTTTGGTTTTGGCTGCAATCTTCTTAGGCTGAGCCACATGCTGCTTACCTGCCTTAGTGCCTTTTCGTTTAGCTCTGGTTGTAGCGGCATACTCACTATCGCTAAGAGACTTAATAGCCTTATCAGGTAGATACCGCTCACCAGTTTTAGCACTAGGCTTGCCACTCTTAGTGCGCCACTTCTGTTTCGTCCATGACTTTAGACTTTTCTGTGATTTAGCGAGGGCCATTACTTATAACCCCCGCCCTTAGCTTTGTACTGCTTAGCAACCATTTGGGCTTTCCTGGCGCTCCATTGTCCGGGCTTTCCACCTTTCCCGCCAGCTTTGACGGAAGCAACCAAGCGCTTACGCATAGTAGGCTTAGTATAATTACCCGCTGCATTAACCGTAGACTTTTTGCCTGACTTCGCCACGACTGATCCCCATATCGTGCAGTTCTTTGTCACTCAAATTCATGAGTATCCAATAGTCTGCTCTGCGTTGTTGGTTCTCTTGGAACCGCTTTAATATACGTTTAAACATTGCACTATCTCCTTTTGCTTATGTGCTGTGGAGATAGTTATATCATATTTTATGTTAGCGTACTACATACAAGTTTGCAATCCCGTTATGCAATTAGCGATTAGGATCAAAGAACTCCTCTGCAGCTACAATAACGGTAAGCGTATCTGCTGTACCCGCTGCTACAATTATCTTGTCTTCAGCGTGTAAGAACAAAGGTTTGTCTACAGTAAACACAGATTCAGCACCTTTACCTGCAACTGCATGTGCTGTAAACAAAGTAAACGTAGTATTCGCTGCCTTCTCGTAGTACTTAATAGTGTAGTTTCTATTACTAGAATCACTGTTTGTAATCATCAAGTGCTCTAGGTGTGATGAAAAGTGATCAGGTACAACGTAACAATCCGTGTCAGATGTACCTGTCAGAGCAGTAGCGTGTGTTACAAACTTAGATCCATTATTAAGTACAGGCATCTAGTGTTACTTCTTGTTCTTACGGTTGTCAGTTTGTGCTTTGACCATACCACCTAAGTTGTACGTCATTACCTTACCGCCCTTAGCGTAACCTTTTTTCTTTTTCATCATGCCGCCATTTTTCATAGCTGGCTTAGGTTGCTGAGCTTGCATCATATTCTGTTGACGCTGCATGTCAGCCTGAGTAGGGTTGTACGAACCTGTCATACCACCCATAGCGTAACCTTTTTTCTTAACCTTGCCACCATCTTTCATGTAGCCCATTTTGTTACGTACAGTCTTGGGTAACTTCTTTACACCCTTCTCTGAAGCACTAGGTTTCTTCAATGCCCCACCTGCAGCGTAGCCCTTCTTTTTCTTTCCCATCATCATGTCAGTCTTCCTCGTTATACAGATTGTTAAACACTCGTTGCGTATCCCATATGTAATCTACGTCTTGCTTAGAGTGATATGTGTGCTGGTTAGGCTTGAAGTCTGGTGCTCCCTCGCCTGTCTCAAACCACGCTGGGTGAGTTACTCTCACTCTGTTATTGGGTAACGCAACGATGTTACCTGTATATGGACCCGCATCAAGTAATTCTAATACGTGACTCTGTTTATGCTGTGCTGGATCGTCAGCTACCTCGTTATCCGTGTAGTCTACTGTGAAGTAGTACTTAGCCGGGTAGAACTCTCCGTCTACCTTAGCTATCCACGGCGCTGGGCTTGCACGTTCTAACTTATATACACTATGTGTGTGAGACATACAGTCCCACGGCTGAGCTAAGTACGGGGGTAACTCGTTAGGCCACTCAGCCAGAGGTGTATCCGCAACCAACGCAGTGAGCGGCATCCTAGCCCACATAGCCCCACCGTGGACGTTTTCTTCGTCTTCTGTGAAGTCTGACTCGCAGCCTGTAAAAATGACTTGAAAGCTGAGCGTTCTGTTTGGCATGGTAGTAACACCAATGACCATGCAGTGAAGATACTCTCCATGATAATCCTCTAAGTTCTTCGTGTATTCACGGCGTACCCACGCTTTGAAATACGGTATGCTACTCGTTAAGTACGGCATATAAGTTAAGCTATAATAAAGTTAACTATCTGACCGTCAGGCTTACGCAGCTTATTAGGGTCAGGGTTATAGGCGTACATCTGATTGACTAACTTCAAGTCTTCTACTGGTGTATCAGGTGTGACTAAGTTAGGCTGCTCTGGCTTATACTCTTCATTGTTCCTACTAGACCTATCTTTGTCAGCCTTCTCAAAGACTATGTTCTCGTGAGTCTGAAAAGGAAAGCTAGGTAAAGGAAAGTGAGATATTAAAGTCAATGCTTGCTCTTCTCTTGTTTTTTCTGAAGATAGCGTTTCTTCTTCAGTTTCTGTATTGGACGTTTACGTTTAGGTAGCTTCTTAGTGCTAGTCGATTTCAATCACAGGTTCCTTAGTACCAAAGGATCTCTCGTAAGTCAAATCATTGCTGTACTCTTCAGCCCACCTGTTCTCTGTAAACGTAGCGAACTCTATCAAAGCCTCTAAGTCTATGTCCATAGAGTTCATATAAGTCTTCATATCTACAACGTCTTGCTGTAGTACCTCAATAGTGTGGGCCTGTTTGGATACCCACCACACAGCAGCTACAAGTTGTATAGCCATCGCTGCTACAAGTGCTACAGGGAGTTTAAGATCACTCATAGCTACTACCAAGCCTTACATGACCAGTAACGTGCAGTGAACTTGTCCTTCGCTGTGTCACAACTATGTCTGGCTCTGAAGTTTTTACGTGCACCTGGGTTATCTTTACGGATAGGCATGTCAGGATCACCAAAGCGTACAACTTTTACCTGATCACCCTTCTTAGCTAACACGGCTGACTTCTTAGCTTCACCCGATAGTCGCTTCGGTTTGTTGTAACCTGGATAAGTTTCACCACGGTACTTTAACTTCCCGCTAGGCAACCGCTCTACATCTTTAGTTGTAGCCATTATTCACCATACTCTCGTTTTCTCTCAGGGTCAAGCACTTCATGTGCCTGTAAGTGTCCCTCTAAGTACATCGCACGTTCAACGTGGTCTAACGTGTAGTGCTCACCAGTACGCTGATATATGGCTTCACGTACATAGAACACATCCGACTTAGGTATATGAACTTTATGTAAAGCACGAGGGTTGTTATCAGCTATAGCTTCGTAAAAGTCTTCTATTACGGTTTCACTTGCATATAGTTGTACTGGTTTTTTACGCATTGTCAAGAGTTATTTCATGTAAAAGACGTATTACAGAGATAAATGTACAAATGTAGGGAGTGTAGGAGGGGAGACACATGATGGAAGAGACAACACTAGCTATATATGTACAAATATTCTCCGTAATACGCTATAGTAGTAACTTTATAGTTATACGTTATGTAGTTACTTAGAGGATAGTAACATATAAGTAGTTACATGTCAAGGGTTAAATTAAAGAATGTTTACTTTTGTGTAGTTTAACTCTAAGTTTAACTATCTTAGGTTCATATTTCTTTTGTTTTAACTCTAATGTTTAACTTAGGGCTGCTACTGCTACGCAGTTTTACACATTTTTACCCCCATGTCAATCCCTAATCGTACAAACTGCAATAAAAAGTGATTATATTGTAACAATTGTAACATAACGTGATTAAGATTAGCTTGTGTGTACGTCTTTGTGTACGACTCTTTTGAAAAACCCCGTGTGTTGCAGAGTATGTATATATAACGGGGTAACCCCCTGGTGGCCCTCGCCCCTCCCCTCGCAACTTTAGGTTGAACTGGACACTTTTTAGTTGCATTAAGCTAAGCAGCTCGCCTTTAAAGTGTATTTTATGCTGTGCTAAGCTAGTAAACCATTGAAAACATTAGCAAAAGAGACTGATAAGCTATCAGTGACGGCGTGAAAAGAGCAATAAAGTGTTATAATATAACATAGCAATGCGAAAAAAGCATAAGTGATGCACAACCTAAAGATGTAAAAACCTTTGTATATTTATAGTGTATATACCCAAAAATACCCCTACCCCCCAAAAAAGTTACACACATTGCAATTTTTTGCTTGCGTCCGTCTTCATCATTTGCAAGTATGAGTTATCGAAAGCGACAAGAAACAAATCGCAAGCAACGTAGGTTCTTCAAAGTGTTTCAGCGTCCTTCTGACAGATACGGTGAAAAGCCCTATCAAATAAGACAGACTAAAATTAGAACTTGACTAACAGACTAAAATAAAACAGACTGAATACACAGAACAATGGGCCAGATGGTGATAATAGCCCACACCAAAGATAGAACGAAAGATTGCTACAGCGTTGGGCTTTGCAACCCATTACTATAAGTCAGTGGACTCTGACGTGCGACTAAATGATCCGCTTAAAGAACGGACTATTGAAGAAACCCGATAGGCGCATTGCGTCTTTGAGCAAGGGTGGATAGCAAATAATTGTTGATGCGATAACGTCAAGCTCAACTCAAGAACGGTAAAATACATCAGTCCGTCTACTGGATGTCTTGGATGTCTTTTGTTTGGACACAGCCAGGATAACTGCGGCCAACCGCAGCTTATGCTTGACATATGGTTTTGGCTGTGTCACTACTAAATACATTCAACAGTGAGGTGACACTTATGACTAAGATAGATACGCTTGGAATGTTTCACACGCCTAAAGATATGCGTGAACTAGAAGCATGGATAAACAAAGCTCGTGATCCTATGGTATTGACAGGTGCAATGATGATGTATAATCTCATGGCTAAGGTACACAATGACATGATAGATCAAGAGGTGACACTATGACACAATACACACGCAACATACTTGCTTGCTTCAAACAAGCTACACAAGATGAGATCGATCACGGTCTGACTTGGTACGCAGACGCTAAGGAATTGGCGCAAGAGATAGCAGACAAGTATGAACTGCCATTGCACATTGTTATTGGTGTGATTGCTGCACTAAGCCCTACCAATGATTGGGCAATGAACGTGCGTAACGCTGACAAGATGTGCCGCATATTTACTGAGGGCGGTTATGTTGAGGATACTAAGCCTAGCACTTACCCTAAGATGCGAGACAAGGCTTGGTTTATTCTACAATCTATGCCGCACAATATGGAAGACGTTTCTTTCATACTCAATGGCCCTAAGATAACCGATTTTGCTAACTGTATTAATGGCAATGATGTATGCGTAATAGACGGTCATGCATGGTGCATCGCTAACAAGGACAGACGCACCATGCAGAAAGTACCTAACATAGGCAAAAAGCTTCGTGCTGAATTGCAAGAAGCCTACCGTAGGGCTGGCAAAAAGCACGGCATGACAGCCTACGAGATGCAAGCTGCGACATGGGTTGCATGGAAACGTATTCACAATGTTTAGGCTTGACAGCCTAGACTAACTTAACTAACCTTAACTTATCTTAACTGTCTTAGAAAGGACATATCATGTTTGTATTATTCGCTACTAAGCCTCTCAATGATGGCACTCAAGGGTTCCGCTTCAACTTCGCTGGACTCAAGGGCTTAACTCGCAAGCGTAAACACGCAAGCCGTGGCTTCAAAGTCACACGCAATGACTGCATGACTGCGCTACACATTGGCAAGCGTACTGTCTACGTAGAGCACAAGCCTAACCGTAACACTGAGCGTAAGCTACGCCACTTTGCAGGGTGATGTCAGATGACTAAGCTAGACTTCAACAATATTGTGGTGCGTCATAACGGGCGCACCATATCCATCGCTCAGCACTGGACACGTACCGCTGAGGGTGACTTTATAAACGCACAAGAGATAGCAGACATTGATGATCTACATCACTGTGAAGACTATGACCCTATCAGGTTTGATGATACAGTTGACGGTCTAATCAATGCACTGCAAGCAATCAAGAAGGAGATAGAACAATGAAGTTTGATAAACCCACAGCCCGTAAGATCCGTGAAGCCATGCAGGAAGCGTTAGAGAACGCAGGTATACATGGTGTATCTATTAACGTAGGAAACTGCTCATTCACTGACGGTGAAGCTACCTACAAAGTAAAGGTATTGATTGATGGAGCTAAGTCTAAGGATGAGCAAGCTCTTGAGCAGATGGCTTCACTCATGGGATTTGACACAAGCAAGATTGCATCACTGCAAGGCATGAAAGTGTCACTTGTAAGCTACAACTCTAGAGCACGTAAGCGTCCGTGGGTAGTGCAGGACTTGACAACTGCACAGAAGTATATTATTGACGATGACACAGCCAAGCGTTTGTTTGGAGCAGAAGAAAAGGTATCATAGCCATGAATGTACTATCACTATTTGACGGGATGTCATGTGGACAGCTTGCCCTTGAAAGGGCAGGCATTCCAATCGATAATTATTTTGCAGCGGAGATTGACAAGTACGCAATCAAGGTAACACAAGCTAACTTTCCAGAGACAGTTCAGCTAGGTGATGTGACTGCCATAGATCCTGACAGTCTGCCAGATATTGATATACTTATCGGTGGCTCACCGTGTCAGGGCTTTAGCTTTGCAGGTAAGCAACTTAACTTTGATGATCCACGCAGTAAGTTATTCTGGGAATATGTGCGGCTACTCAAGGCACTCAAGCCTAAGTATTTCTTGCTAGAGAACGTGCGTATGAAGAAAGAAAGTATGGACGTTATCACTGAGGCGCTGGGCGTAGATCCTGTAGCTATCAACAGCAACCTAGTGTCTGCTCAGAACCGCTACCGTTTATACTGGACAAACATTCCCTTTGATGTACCAACAGAAGACAAGGGTATTGTACTCAGAGATATACTTGAGCCTGAGGTAGAAGAAAAGTATTACGCAGGTAAGAAGCTACGTGAGAGCTACATGGGTGGCAACCAGCTTAACCCTAAGTACAAGAGCCAATGCAATACTATCTATCCTACTGATGGTAAGTTTGCTACACTCTGTGCAGGTACTCACGGCTATTCGTTTGGCTACGTGCCAGCGCCATCACCTGACGGTCTTATCTTAGTAGGTGATGCAGGTATAAGTGATAAGTACAGCTACGTAAACAGAGTGTATCACCCTGACGGTAAAGGCCCATCGCTAGTGTCTTCTGATGGTGGACACTTACAACCTAAGATATTACAGAAGGGTAGAGGATTTAACAAAGGAGGACTCAAAGCACAGGACGGTAAGACACCTACAATAAGCACATCATCGTGGCAACACAACAATCATCTTACCTACGATGAAGGTATGACATGGCGCAAGCTAACACCGCTAGAGTGCGAGCGTTTACAAACTGTGCCAGAGGGTTACACTGACCACGTATCAAATACGCAGCGGTACAAAATGCTTGGCAATGGATGGACCGTTGACGTAGTATCACACATAATGAAAGGACTAACACAATGATGCAAAATATAGATATTTTTTTGGATAATATGAAACGTTTTACTCAAGAACATCAAAGCACTTGGGAAGAACGAAAGATACAAAAGCTTGAACAGCAAGTCGTTAGACTGAAAGAAAAACTTGAGGAGATGACACAATGAACTTAACAATCAACACAAAGGCTTTCCCTGACGTAGATCCTGGAATGTTACAAGAAATGCTTGGAGTATTACCCTATTGGGTAGGTGAGTACATCATCTATGGCTACATGAAAGGCATAGACATCATTGACTTTATGACTGAACGCTATGGTTTCGGTAGGCTTTATCAATTCAAAGGTGAGGTTTTAGAAGATGGTACATACAAGAATGCAGAAGATCCTGACTTACCTTACATCGGAAAGTTACTCACGCCTGATGGCCCTGCATACTTCTATCAGTACGCTATGCTTGCGCTGCCGTTACCTAATGGTGAGTACTTCGTAACACGGATGGACTAACTCTATGCTGATCTTACTTATGACACCTATGCTTGCATACTTCCTGATGCTACTCACCGTAGTTATCCTTGCGAGTATAGGTATAGACGTAAGAGATCTTGACACGGCTAATCTTTTCGTGATATACATACAGATATTAACAATACTTATCGTACTACGATGGCTAAAGAGAAAGGTATATACAGATGAGTAAATGGACTACAGCACTGGCAGAACGTGGAATCGACTGCTCAAAGTGGAACCGTAAAGGGTTTGAGAAAGTACCTGCTGATGTGTGGGAAGATTTACTCTACGAGATTAACAAGGCAGACCTAGAGTATGCCGATAACTTCAGAGCCTATCGCTTCAAGGATGGGCTACACTCACCGCCATACAAGAAGGCCGCAGCTAAAGGTTGCTGTGGTGTAGCTGAGTGGTGGGTTAAATCAAGAGCAGGTGATGTATGGCGCATCGGCTGTAACTATGGACACTAAAGGAGACACTAACATGGACTACGTATTACCTATCAATGACTACAGCATTGACCTACAGAAAGAGATAGACGATGCAGAATGGCTTGGCGAGTTTGATCGTGCAGACAACGTGCAGCGTGAGCTAGATGATGTCAGGCGTATGATTGACAACGGTGAACTTTACTACCCAATGTTCTAATGGAGAAGAGACAATGATTATTGAAGACCAAACAGTAGAAGTAAAAGTATGGGATCATAACGATGCGGTGATCTTTGTATATGAAAGTGTACACGAGAAGACAGGTGAAGTACATGAGTCGGGCATTGATGTGTGGCGTAGCTACAAGCAAGTAGTCACAGCTATTCCAGTAGACTTTATTTATGACGAAGACTTATCTGATGATGCTAAACTAGAGAAGGTACGCAATGCAGCAGATGCATTGAGCCAACTGTACTCCCATGCAGGAGACTACGAGATGGGTGTATCTTACTACATCAACCACGATCCATACATCAACAGCTAGTATGGTAGCAGGTTCACAAATAGTAATACCCTTCCTCATAGCCTATGTAGGTGGGTTCATCTACTTCATGTGGAAGGGTATAGACGATGATGATACGTAAGTATATCAAACGAGTGCTCACTGCCTTCAGTGTACTAATCAATGTACTTGTAGGCGGTAGCAACAATCAAACGTTCAGCGCCAGGAATTGGCAATGGAAGAGAGACAATAGGCTTAACGTAGTGTGGTTTATTGATACTGTAATAGGGAAAGGACACTGTTCAGAATGCTGGGTATACTGGAAGACAAGAAAGAAATGGTGAAGAAACCTACAGAAGACTCAAGGCTTAGCACTTTGATTGACTACTACCTTGATAGTAAGTCTTACCGTAACCTCTCACCTACGTCACAGAAGGAGTACTACCTTAACTTAAAAGTTGTGCGTAGGGATCTAGGTGGTGTTCTACTTAGGAACATGTCCACTACACAGGTAGAAGCTGCGTATGATGAGTGGATCAAGAATGGTATACCTAGAGCTAACAAGCTTGCGGCTATACTGTCCATCGTACTTAACAAAGCCATAGGTCTAGGCATACGTATAGTCAATCCAGTACCGCACATGGATCGTGTACCTAACCCACCTCGCAAGGTTACGTGGGAGCCTGAGCAAGTAAAGGCTTTCCTGCTTACCGCTTACAGTGAGTGGACAGGATACTCTATTGGGTTGATTGTACACATGGCATATGAGTGGGGCCAGCGTGTAGGTGACATGCGTTTACTTACATGGGGTGCATTAGATCTAGAGAACAGCCGCATGGACTTAACGCAGAGCAAGCGAGGTGCAGACGTACACTTACCTATCAGTGATGGGCTTAGGAGTATTCTTGTAGAGCAGAAAGAACGGTTTGGCTTTCAGGAATACGTAGCACCCCGAACAAAGAAGATCAACAACGTGCATAGCCCTTACGCTAAGGCTAAGCTACACATGTATGTTAATCAGATCAAAGAACAGGCAGGTCTACCTAAAGAGTTAACCGCTATGGACATGCGCCGTACTGCTATCACTGAGATGGTAGAGGCAGGTGTTGACATCACGCAGATCAAACAAGTCAGTGGACACGTCAACATCCAAAGCCTTACGCCTTACATCAAGCACACCTTTACTGGTGCATCAGAAGCACTAGCCCAGCGCAGTGCATTCAAGGAGAAAGAATGACTATCTGGCAGCAACACAGGCAGTACGCAGAAGAGATGGCAATTAACGGGCCGCATCGTGGTGACTGTCCGTTTTGCAACAGCAAGAATACTTTTACTGCATCGATGGAGATGGGTGTCTTGAAGTACAACTGCTTCAAGTTAGCCTGTGATGTTGGCGGTAGGTTCGACACAGACATGACACGAGCAGAGTTGGAGAGTTACTTCGTGAAACCATTACTAGAATCATCCAGTGATAACAAAGAGTTACAGCCCTTTGTTTATCCAGAACATATCACTACAGAGGGCAATGCTACCATGCGTAGGTTCAAGCAGCGATGGCCTGTCTTAGCTGGTGAGTCATTAATGTATGACGTGAAAGATAAACGTGCGGTGTTTCCTATCGTACACAATGGTACTGTTGTTGATGCTATTGGACGTGCTCTTGATGGTGCTATACCAAAGTGGTACAGGTATGGTGGTAGTGCAGACTATTATGTACGCTCTATGTCTGACCGTAACAGTGTCTACGTTGTGGTAGAGGATGTCATCAGTGCTATCACTGTGGCTAAGAAGCTACCCAATTCGGTTGGGTTTGCTATACTTGGGACTAGCTTGACAGATAAACACTTAGAGTATATACAAGACAACGCAACAAAGGTTATCGTTGCGCTTGACCCTGATGCCTTACAGAAGACGTTGAGCTACAAGAAAGAGATAGAGATGTGGACAGGTCTACCTAGCTATGCGTTGTACTTACAGGATGACTTGAAGTACGAGAGGCCTGAGGACTTAGATGAACTGAGGAAGCTGGCCTATGAAGAACAAGACAAACCCTATGGCTAAAGATTTAAGACAGCCTAAGTATAAACCTCAGGTTATACCTGACAAGAAGAAACCTAAACCATTACGTAAAGAGAAACATAAAGGAGTTAGAGATGACTTTACTGAAAGAACTTAGTGTAAATCCTAGAACAGGTAAGCCAAAGTATTATCAAGAAGGTAACACTTCTGACATACAAAAGGATCGTAACAACAAGAGCAACCCAAGAAACAATCCACAGCGTATGTTTGTAAACGGTAAATACATTCCGAAGAAACACCCGTTGTATAAACCAGGTCACTACAAATCTTTTGGTGACGCAGCGTTCAGTGCCTTACAGAAAGACAAACAAATCCTTGAGGGTTACGTGTACGCTATCCGTAACAAGGCTTGGCCTGACTGGGTTAAGATTGGCAAGGCAGTAGACGCAGAGGATAGACTCAATGGCTATCAAACAAGCTCACCTATGCGTGACTATGAGTTGATCCATTCAGTTTACTTTGATGATCGTAACAAGGCTGAGCGTGACGCACACAAGGTAGCTGAGCGTAAAGGTGAACGTAAAGGTGAATGGTTTAAGATAACAGAAGATCAGGCACTAGAAGTATTACGGGAGTTGACACTTGATTAAAGTAACATACATAGATCACATGGGTACTGACTTGACAGTAGCTAATGCTGCTCGTGTAAGCTTTGGTAAGCAGAGTGAGATGGATACGAGTGATGTATGGGGGCCACCTAAGTTGAAAGACAAGGACGCTAAGCTTATTCGTTATCTTGCAGAGCACAAACACATCAGCCCCTTTGGGCATTGCTTTGCTAGTTTCCACATCAAGGCACCAGTCTTTGTAGCTAGACAGTTAGTCAAGCATAAGTTTCTACGTTGGAATGAAGTATCAAGACGATACGTAGACAAGGAGCCTGAGTTCTATGTGCCTAGATCTTGGCGTGGGCGCAGCGAAGATAAGAAGCAAGGTAGTAGTGGCGAGTGGTATGATGAGGATGCTGATCGTATTATTAGCGACTTGCATCATAGGGCTTTAAAAGATTACCAAAGGTTGTTGTTAGAAAATGTATGTCCTGAGCAAGCACGTATGGTACTGCCACAGAGTATGATGACTGAGTGGTACTGGTCAGGTAGCTTAGATGCCTTTGCTGACATGTGTAACTTACGTTGTAAGGGTGACACACAAGCAGAGACTCAGTATGTAGCTTGGGATATTAACTACGAGATGTCTAAGCTGTTCCCCGTATCGTGGAAAGCATTAAGGGAGAGCGTATGATGAGAGGTAATATTAGTGGTGCAATCAAGGCGTCTGCCATAGTCGCATTTATAATAGCAGGTCTACCTGTATTAATTGCTATGACATATGACGAGTTCCCACGTTACTGTAAGCAGACTATCTTGCTACCATGTATAGGAGTAAAGGATGAGTGAAATAAAAGTAACAGAAGTAGAAGAGCATGAGGATGGCAGTGCTACACTACAAGTAGAGTGTGACCCTGAGACATTCGCAGCGGTATTTAACGTAGGATTTATAACATTAGTAGAAGCTGGTTTAGAATCAGAGTCAAACAGAGTAAAAAAGAAATGGCAGAAATGTGTAAGCTGTGGTGGCCCAGCGCAGAATGACATGTGTGGCTTTTGTTTAGAAGAGGAGTAGTACTATGAGCATGGCTGGAACAATAGAAGATATGAGATGGGAGATCAAACAATTAAAGAAAGAAAATGATTTACTATCAAAGCAGTTAAGAAAGAAAGACCAAGAGTTATCAGACCTCAAGAATAACATACGAGAGTTTGATGATGATGAACGGAAGAGAGCTATAGAGAGGAACAAAGCTAATGGAATTAGCACTGATTAGAACTTTGATGGACAAGGACTTTTATGAGAACCATAAAGGTATCCGCACTCCTGACAAGCTCTTTACTAAAGAGGTTCGTAAGATCAAGAACACCTTAGACTACGCTATGCAGCAGTACGATAAGACCATTACACCTGCTGAACTTGAAGCGCTGTTCTTTACACGTAACGTTCTTACTACATCCAACAAAGATATGTACAAGGATCTATTCAAGAAGATAGGACATGAGCAGTCTCTATCAAAGGACATTGCACAAGAAGTATTAGCTAAGTTATTCCAGCAGCTAGTAGGAGAAGAGATAGCTAAGCTAGGCTTCCAGTATGTCAATGGATCAGAGAATACCTTAGAGCCTATGCGTAAGCTACTGTCCGACTATCAAGATGACTTTATGCCTAACCTCAAGGTTGATTGGGGTGACATCTCTATTGATAGTTTACTAGAGGCCAATGACATTCAGTCTAAGTGGCAATTCAACATCCCATCCCTACGCAACCGTGTAGAGGGTATCAGCGGTGGTCACTTAGTGATTGTAGGTGCAAGGCCTAACACAGGTAAGACCAGCTTCCACGCCTCTCTTATCGCCTCTGAGGGTGGGTTCGCCAGGCAGGGTGCCAAGTGTATCATCCTGTGTAACGAGGAGCACTACTCTCGTGTAGGTGCTAGGTATCTCAGTGCAGCTACGGACATGTCAATGGAAGAAGTCAAGGGTAACTACGCCCTAGCTAACACACGATACAAACCAGTGCATGACAACATCAAGATCTATGACAGCACAGGTAAGGACATGTCTTGGGTTGAAGCTATCGTCAAGGCATACAAGCCTGACATCTTGGTGCTAGACATGGGTGATAAATTTGCAACACGTAATACAGATAAGTCAGATGTGTACTTGAAAGAGGCAGCGATACATGCTAGGAACATTTCTAAGCAGTATGACTGTGCAATCATATGGATGTCACAGCTATCAGCAGTAGCGGAAGGTAAGGTGTACGTGGATCAATCAATGTTAGAAGGTAGTAAAACAGGTAAGGCTGCAGAGGCAGACCTGATGGTGTTGATCTCTAAGAACCCTGAGTTAAACGAAGGTAAGATACACACAGCTACTATAGATCCTAATGATGTAAGTACAAACAATCAAACCCAGCGCCACTTGAACATAGCTAAGAACAAGCTACGTGGTGGATGGCATGGTGTTGTACACTGTGAGTTGGATGGAGCAAGAGCGAGGTACATGGCTTAATGAAACGAGTATTAGACGTAGAGAATAGTATAACATTACGTAACGGTAAGATCTTTAACGATCCGTTTGAACCTGCCAATACTCTTACAGAGGTAGGCGTGTTGTGCTTAGAAACAGGCGATAAGGATCTGCTTTGCTTTGATCACTCAGAGCGTAACGACACTACGAAAAACAAATGCAAACTACAGAGATGGTTAGACTCTACAACCCTACTTATAGGTCACAACTTACAGTATGACTTGTCATGGCTGTGGGCTACAGGTTTCAAGTATGACGGTGACATCTATGACACCATGCTCGCTGAGTATATCTTACAGCGTGGGCAGAAGCAACCGCTAAGCCTAGAGCAGTGCGCTATCCGTAGGAACCTAGATCATCAGAAGGATGACACACTCAAAGAGTACTACAAGAAAGGATACAATACAAATGAAATCCCGTTGGATAAACTTAGTCACTACCTTGAGTGTGACTTGCGTACTACTGGTGAACTGTACGAAGCAGCCGAAAGAGACTACGCAGAGCCTACCTCAGATTCCCTCAACCGTATCAAAGGTATTACCTTCAACACCTGCCGCACTTTGGCACGAATGTACATGTCAGGAATCAGGGTGGATAGAGCCGCCCTCCAACACGTCAGGACTGAGTTCCAAGCAGAGAAATCCGATATTGAGCAGAGACTGTCTACAAAAGTGCGAGCGTTAATGGGGGCTACCCCTATAAACTTGAACAGTCCAGAGCAACTATCTCAGGTTATCTTCAGTCGCAGGATACACAACAAAAAAGAATGGTCTGACTTGTTTGAGTACGCTGACAATGCAGCAGACTACAAGAGTATCATAGAAGCTAACAGTGACTTGATGCGTAAGACAGTTGCGCTACACTGTGGTACATGTAATGGTACAGGTAAAACATTTAAGACTAAGAAAGACGGTACACCTTTTAAGAAAGGTAATGCCTGTCCTGACTGTGGCGGTAAAGGCTACAGACTTAAAGAGACTAAAGAGATGGCTGGCTTAGGGTTCAACCCACCACCCGCACGTAAATGGATTAGCTACAACGGCTTCGCTACAGGAAAGGATAAACTAGATGCGCTTATTGCAACAGCTAACAATCACAACATGGAATCAGCAAAGGACTTCCTTGAAGATGTTAAAAGGCTTTCTGCTATTAGTAGTTATCTGTCTAGCTTTGTCGATGGTATTTCCACCCACACTAAACAAGACGGACTACTCCATGTTACCCTTACCCAGCATATCACCAATACAGGTAGATTTTCTGGACGGAATCCCAACATGCAAAACATGCCAAGAGGCGGCACCTTCCCTATTAAACGAGTGTTCGTGTCTAGGTTTCCCGAAGGCTCCATAATTGAGGCTGACTTTGCACAGCTTGAGTTCCGTGTCGCAGCGTTCCTGTCACAGGACAAGGTGGCTATTGAAGAGATCAACACAGGGTTTGACGTACACGCATACACTGCTAAGGTTATCAGTGATGCAGGTCAACCAACAGGTAGGCAGGACGCTAAGGCTCACACCTTTGCTCCACTCTTCGGTGCTACTGGATATGGTAGAAGTAAGGCAGAGGCTGCATACTACGAGCACTTCAATAAGAAGTACAAAGGTATAGCAGAGTGGCACAAGAAGCTAGGTGATGAGGCCATCAGGTTCAACAAGATCACCAACGTCAGTGGCAGACAGTATGCTTTCCCTGAGGTTACACGTAGGCCTAACGGTACACCGTCACACTTCACGATGATCAAGAACTACCCTGTGCAGGGCTTTGCTACGGGTGATGTAGTACCTGTCGTACTCAACGAGATGGACGCTAGACTAAATAGTTTTCAGTCATGCATAGTGAATAGTGTACATGACTCAATGGTTATAGACGTACATCCTAATGAGAAAGATCAAGTATTACAAATAATTACAGACATAAATGAATGTTTGGATTCACTAATTGAGCAAGCCTACAACGTAAAGATGAATGTGCCACTACTATTAGAAGCTAAGATAGGTCCGAATTGGCTTGACACAAAGGACGTTTAGTGGTATAACATGGCTTCTAACTAAAATTGAAAAGGATAATACATGAACAATATAGTTCCACTCAGTGTAGAAAACATGAACCTCGCAGATGCAATGGGGTTCTCAGCTAGTACTAACACATCTAATTCAGTAGATCTTTATCGTGTAACTACTGGAGTTATTCAAGAAGTAGTTGAAGGTAAGGTTGCTAACTCTCCTGTGTTTAAGATTAAGAAAGGCGACGAACAGTTCCTTGCACGTAGCTTGGATGTTCGCTTCTTTGTTGAGCGTCAGCGTTGGCAGAAATGGGATAGCTCTATCAATATGTTCCAACGATCTGTGATGGCTAACAACCTGAACATGGACTTGAAAGATACTCAAGGTACGTTTAACTTAGGGCGTCCGTCAGGTTACATCAAAGACTTTGCTGCACTACCTAAAGATCAGCAAGACTTTATTCGTAGTGTTAATCGTTACAAGGTGCTCATGGGTATGGCTGTGTTCAAGGATGCCTTCGTTGAGGGTGGTGATCCTGTGCTAGAGCACAACGGAGAAGTACCTTTTGTGTATGATGTTAAGAACCGTGAGAGCTTACAGTCTATTGATGCTACCATTACCAAGCTTATGAGCAAGCGTATCTCACCAGTAGAAAACCTTATCACTCTAACACCAGAAGAACGCACTATGCCTAACGGTACTAAGTTTGCTGTAGTGTCAGCTTCCTTGGGTGCTACTGTAGGTTTCTCTGATGGGGATAACGATGTACTGCAGAACTTCATGGACTACGTACAGCGTAGCAATGAGTATATCCTCAAGAAGTGGGAAGAGCAGAACGTAGAGCGTATCTCTGATGAGGATAGTGCAATCGTAGCTAACATCGTAGACGTGCAGGACTTTGAGTAATGCAGCATGTAGCGGAGATAGCAGTACACTCTTTTCTTCGTGATGTCCTAGACGGTAAGGCTTCTATGCCAGCACCAGTTATCGCAGAGGTAGCTGCTGATGTGCAGGAAGCTCTTACTAAACAGTTCCAGGATGACGCAAAGAAACGTGAGTTTAAACTAAGGATGTCCAACATTGGGCGTCCTACCTGTCAGTTGTGGATGCAGAAGAACCACCCTGATGTAGCGGAAGCTAAGCCTGTGTCTTTCAAGATTAACATGTTGATAGGCGATATAGTAGAGGCTGTGTTCAAGGGTATCCTTCGTGGTGCTAAGGTACACTTCCAAGGTAACGACAGGGTTACACTAGACTTAGGTAACGGTAAGGAGATTAGCGGAGAGTACGACATGGTGCTTGACGGTAAGGTAGATGATATTAAGTCTGCCTCTCCTTGGTCATACGAGAATAAGTTTAATGACTTCCATACCCTCAACAGTGATGACACGTTTGGTTATGTGTCACAGCTTGTAGGTTACGCTAAGGCAGCAGACAAAGGAGTCGGTGGCTGGTGGGTAATTAACAAAGTTAACGGTGACTTTAAGTATGTCTCCGCTAGTGAGGCTGATACAGATCACGTACTAGAAAAGATAGAGGAAACCTATGACTACATAGACAAAGACAAACCCTTTGAGCGCTGCTTTGAGGCTGTGCCTGAGACATACAGAGGCAAGGCTAGTGGTAACATGAAGCTATGCAAGACGTGTGGATGGTGTGACTACAAGAACAAATGCTGGCCTGACTTACAGGCTCTGCCTTCTAAAGTTTACAAAGGTGGTAAGACACCCCCAACAGTAGAGTATGTATCAATTGCCAGTGAAGAAACAGAGAAGACATAATTCTAGACGATACCGCAGCGGTCTTGAAAGAGAAGTAGCTGAGTATCTAAAGGATAAGCAAAGTAAAGTCAGGTACGAGGTTCTAAAGATTGAATGGGAAGACTTGAGATATAGAACTTATACGCCTGACTTTATGCTAGACAATGGTATCATCATTGAGACTAAGGGTATCTTTGATAGTGAGGACAGACGTAAGCACTTAGAGGTACGTAAGCAACACCCTGAGCTAGACATAAGGTTTGTGTTTAGTAACTCTATGGCTAAGCTTTACAAGGGATCAAAGACTAGGTACTGCAATTGGTGTGACAAGAATGGTTTCATATGGGCGCACCGTGTGATACCCGAAGAATGGCTCAAAGAAAAGGGTAGAGTTATTAAAGCTAAGACGATAACCCTAAAGGAGAAGATAAAGAAATGACACGCACAATAGAAGAAGATGAAGTTGCACTGATACTATCACCTGTAGAGTTTGACAAAAAAGGGGATTGGACAGGAGAGTTAGCTACAGGTTTAATCGTAGGTGAAAACAATAAGATGTGCGTAGAGGATCTAGCCTACCTCATTCACTTAGCTACACTCATGGGTGCTTTCTTACAGATGGCACAGGATGATGAAGACTTATATCGTGAGGTAGAAGATTACAGAAATGAAGTAATGGGTCTTGACAATGACGTAAAAGAGATGTATGAAGAGGTAGAAGGGACAGACGGTAAGGTTGTGAAACTTACTAGGTTTACTAAGACTTTAGGGAATGCTTAACATGACAGATCCAGTAACGAAACCTATCCACTACAATCAGGCAGGGATAGAATGTATTGAAGCTATACGTGCTATGACAAGCTCAATGCATGGCACAAGTGCATACATGGCAGGTAATGTATTGAAGTATATGTGGCGTCACGAGTATAAGAATGGTTTAGAAGACTTAGAGAAAGCGAAGGTGTATCTAGGTTGGCTCATTGATAACTACAAGGAGAGACATAAATGAGAAAGAAGTTTAGTGTTACCTTCACTCTTGAAGTAGAAGAAGATGGTAATATCTTATCGCTTGTAGAGGATGCACATACAGAAGACTTATATGATCTAATACACAATACGTTCCACGACATAGATGATGTAGAGATAGATAAATTAAATGTAAAGGAGAGATGGTAGTATGATCAGTCAAGAAGATATTGATGCTTTCAAAAGGTTTAACGATGTTGATTACTTGCTAAACGAGTATCAAGAAATGGCAGCATCCACTGCTATCTACAAAGTAGAACATCAAGTTATCTACCCTGCGCTGGGCTTAGCAGCAGAGGCAGGTGAGGTAGCTAACAAAGTAAAGAAGATCTTACGGGATGGTAGCTTTGATCGTGAAGGTATTTCGGACGAGATAGGTGACTGCCTGTGGTACATAGCAGCACTGTGCCGTGACTTAAATGTAGACCTTTCAGACATAGCTAGGAATAATTTAAAGAAGTTAAAAGATCGACAAGAAAGAGGAACTATAAAAGGTAATGGGGATAAACGATAATGGATAATTACTTACCGACTGACTATCAGTCATTCATTCACAAGTCTAGGTACGCTAAATACTTTGATAACAAAGGGCGTGAGTCTTGGAGTGAAACAGTAGAGCGCTACATGAATAACGTTGTACGCCCTAAGGCAGGGCATGATAGCTACGTAGATCAGATGCGTGACGCTATTCTAAGCTTAGATGTTATGCCATCTATGCGAGCTATGATGACTGCTGGCCCTGCTCTAGCTCGTGATAATACTGCAGGGTATAACTGTAGTTACCTACCCGTAGATGACCCTAAGTCCTTCGACGAGGCTATGTTTATCCTCTTGTGCGGTACTGGTGTTGGCTTCAGTGTTGAGCGTCAGTTTGTTAGTAAACTCCCTGAAGTCCCTGAGTTGTTCGACAGTGAAACTACAATCGTTGTCAAAGACAGTAAGGAAGGTTGGGCTAAAGCTTTCAGACAATTGTTGGCACTCCTCTGGGCTGGTGAAATCCCTCAGTGGGACATAGGTTTGGTACGTCCTGCAGGGTCTAGACTTAAAACGTTTGGCGGTAGAGCTAGTGGCCCAGCGCCTTTAGTTGAACTGTTTAACTTTGCTATTGCAACATTCAAGAACGCACAAGGACGTAGGCTATCTAGCATTGAGTGTCACGACTTGATGTGCTTCATTGGTCAGATCGTTGTAGTAGGTGGTGTACGCCGTAGTGCTATGATTAGTTTGTCTAACCTAAGTGAGGACAGTGGTGGGAGACTGCAGCGCATCGTGCGTTAGCGAATAACTCTGTAAGCTACACTGAGAAGCCTGACATGGAAACGTTCATGCGTGAGTGGCAAGCCCTAGTAGAAAGCAAGTCAGGAGAACGTGGTGTATTCAATCGTCAGGCAAGTAAAGTACAGGCTGCAAAGAATGGTAGACGTGACCCTCACCATGAGTTTGGGACTAACCCGTGCAGCGAGATTATCTTGCGTCCGTACCAGTTCTGTAATCTTACGGAAGTTGTTGTACGTGCCACAGATACTATTGAAAACTTGGAAGGCAAGGTACGCATCGCAACAATCCTTGGAACAATCCAGTCGGCCTACACAAAGTTTCCATACTTGCGTAAGGTGTGGAGCAAGAACACCGAAGAAGAGCGTCTGTTGGGTGTGTCGCTTACAGGAATAATGGACAACCCCTTAATGACACATGAGAATAGAGGATTGGAGAAAACACTTGAGCACCTACGTTCCCTTGCTGTGGCTACTAATGCTGAATGGGCTGACCGTCTTGGTATACCTGTGGCTGCTGCGATTACATGCGTCAAACCTTCGGGTACGGTATCACAATTGGTGGATTCAGCCTCTGGGATACATGCTCGCCATAGTCCCTATTATATCCGTACTGTCCGTGGTGATAACAAAGATCCACTAACACAGCTTATGAAGGATCAAGGTATTCCTAATGAGCCATGCGTTATGAAGGGTGATACAACTACTGTGTTCAGCTTCCCACAGAAGTCACCTGCAGGTGCGGTAACACGTAATGATATGACAGCCCTAGAGCAACTAGATCTTTGGCTTACCTATCAGCGTCATTGGTGTGAGCACAAACCTAGCGTGACTATATCAGTGCGTGACTATGAGTGGATGCATGTAGGTGCGTTTGTGTATGAGCACTTTGACGAGATGTCAGGTGTGTCTTTCTTGCCACACTCAGATCATACTTATCAGCAAGCTCCATATCAGGATTGCACAAAGGAAGAGTATGAAGTATTATTAAGTTCTATGCCAGAGAAGATTAATTGGAGTAAGCTCTCTGACTATGAACAAGAAGACAACACTGTTGCAATGCAGACTATGGCTTGTACTGGTGATGTATGTGAAGTAGTAGATCTAACTTAAACCCAAAGGAGAAGTAAAATGACAGGTATTGAATTTATGGCAGTAGCAACTATCGGTATGGTAGCTATCGGAGAAGTAGTTAACTTAGCAGCGGAGCACGGACCAGCTTTGATTGATCAAGTGAAGAGTTGGTTCTAGTATGTATGCTTTACTGCTAGTTATGATGTTTGAAGGTAAGGTACAGGTACATGCCTTTAATGGTTTGTTCATGGACCGTGCGTCTTGTAGTGAGGTAGGTTCTAAAATGGAAACACGCTTAGAAGATTCAAAACCAGGGCCATCAGCTACAGCTAAAACATACTGTTTCCAGATACCAGAGAGTGCATAATGTGAACATAGAAGAAGAAGCTAAAAAGCACACACGAGCTAGGCAGGAAGAGTTCTACGATAAGTTAGTTACCTTATTGATACCTGCCCAGCGTCACATATCTACTAGCCTGTATGAATCTAAATCAAAAGATAGAGCACTGCAAAGTATAGAAGATGCTATCTTATTAGCTAGACATGCAGCGGAAGTAACTAAACTTAAATAAAAAAGGGGGCTGTCGTGGCCCCCTCTTCTTTTCTTAGTTACCCTTCTTTAGGTAATTGAGATGATCTATGTATGAGTTGTACATGTTTAACTCTCTGAAGTTGAACTCTCTTACATCTGTAGAGGAGACACCGTTACGCTTCATGTACTTGAGGGCTTCTGCTTGTTGCTCTTTAGTACCCTTAGTGTAAGCCTTAAAGCGTAACCGATCCATGAAACCGGGATTCTCATAATAGTCTAGCATGTTTCGTGTTTCTTTACGAGCTTGTTGAAGCTCATATTTAACCCTGTCTCTACGATACTGCAGCAAGCTTGCACCTGCAGGTAAACCCTTCCCCTCAGTAAATCGTTCATCCTTTAAAAGTCTAGACATTCTAGGCTCTAGCATAGGAGCAATTGACTCATTAAAGATCCTGTCGTACATAGGGATCTTACCACGTTGGTCTGCTGTCCATGTCTGTAGTTCAGACAGCGAGTATACTTTCTCTGCTGCTGTTCTGCCTTTCTTGATGTTGATACCTAGTATCCTAGCCAATGGATTAGCGTCATATACGTCACCCTTACGTGTAGCTACTCGTAGTTTTTCACCAGTGATAGTATCTGTTTCACCTATCAATACCTCTAGGATATTGTCAAAGTATTTAGATGCGCTTTGCGTAAACACTGCGCCACCCTTAGCTTGTCTAACGTCCTTGGCTGTATCAGTGTCAGTCAGGAAGCCAACCATTCTGTTAGCTGCATCAAGAGGACGTGTGAAGCCAGCAGCGATATTACCTGTTGACTTGTACAAAGCCTCAAAGCCTCTGCTTCTGTTGCCACCCTCTGCGTTGAACATCATGTCCATAATATTGTACATGTCGTTTGCAAACTGTGCATCTCGTGCAACCTGACCAATGGCAAGCTGGTTACCTATCTCTTGGTAAAGCTCTTTAGGTACAGGCTCACCTTTACGTTTAAGGTTTGCAGCCCTACCCATAGCTAAGAAGGCTGACATAGGGAATACGTTACGTACATCTATGATAGTACCGCCGCCTGTGTTAATCTCATTGAAAGCTAGGCCTTGCTTCTCTTGCTTCTCTGAGTACAGCATAGCCATACCTAATCCTGATGTACCTACTAAAGCTCTGGACATAGCCTCAATAGACTGGATGTCTCCATCCTTAGCTATGCGTGATGCAGCAGGTAGCAATGATGCTGGACCCCACTGATAAGCTGTAGCTACAACGTTATTCATAAATCTACCGAAAGGTATGATAGTTCCCAAACCTGGGGTGTTAGAAGCTTTCTCTACAAACTTAGCTATCTCTCCGAAGGCTTGATCTTTTGTCGTGTAGTCTTTGGAAAAGACAGACCGTAGTGTCGTGTCAATAGCAGCACCAATAACGTCATCGTCTATCTCCTCTAGTCTACCTTCTTTGAGAATTGTCTTGAGTGATACTTCTTTCTTTAACTGTAGGTACTTGTCTAGTTCAGTCATAAACATCTGTGACTTAGTGAATGTATCTTGAATACGCACACCCGTAATATTCATAGATGCGTTTGTTAGTCTTTCTACATTCTTGTACACAGGATCGTTAGGGTCCATTCCAAAACGCTTAGCGCTTCGCTCTACTCCCCCTGCTACTGTTTCAAACAGCAAACCTTGAATATCTGACTGCCCTGTTTCATCTTTGATCTCTTTCATCATCTTCATGTAAGCATCATGCGTTGTGAAAGGGTCAGCAAAGTTCTTCATCTTTTGAGTTTGTATTTGACGATAGACTTTAGCCTGTCGGAATAGTTTATCTGCACCTACTTTGTCGCCTATACCGTAACGCCCTGCAGCGCCAACCATAAGAAGACCAGATGACATAGTGTCAGCTACAACTTGACCAGTAAAAAACTGCCCGAAGCCCATGACGTTTGCGGCTGTAGTAGCAGGAGATGAAACCAACATACGTTTCCATACGTTCTGACCGTAAGAAAAACGCTTAGCTTTTCTAGCTAAGGCAAACTCAGACTCAAGTGTGTCACGTAGTTCTTTACTGTTTAGTGTTTCTTTAAGTATCTCGTTACCAGCAACGACACCACCGTCTATAGTGCGTCTAACCTGAGACATAACTGCAAGCTTACGTCCTGCTCTGGATACATCTGCTGCAATAATCTCGCCAATCTCCACACCTAAGTCAGCAGCCTCACCTAGTGTTACACCTACACGACTTCTGAACAATCCAGAGATCTCTTGTAGTTCTTCTTCTGGCATGAACCTTAACAGGTTAGTCATAATGTCAGACACCTTAGTGTCCCTACGAATCTTTATACCTTTATCCCTAAAGACTTCTACAACACCACCCTTATTACCATCACCTAACATAATTTGACGTAAGAGAGTTTCAGGTATAGCGGTATTCTCTTCTAAGACTTCCTCACCTGCTTTGACTTTTTCATCCCATCTTTTGATACCATCCTTGATAGCGTTAGATGCTCTATCCTGATCCTTAACGTCAGGTAGCAAAGGCTTACCTACAGTCTCACGTTTTAGTCTACGCTTCTCTGCCTTGAGTTGGTTTATCTTTCTAGTTCTAGCTGTCTTCTGACCCTTGGTTGCTGCTGGCATAGCCTCTGCAGCTTTAATGTCTTTGTCTAGTGAAGCAATCTTAGCTCTGTCTACTAGCTCAGTTGACTTCTCTGCACGTCCTGCTATCTGTGCTTCTTGTACAGCATCACCTAAGCCTGACGCACCACCAAACTTACCAAAGGCGTAATGCAAGCCACCCCCTACACCGCCCAGCGCAAGAGATAAACCTGTTTGTAACTCACTGTATTCTTCTTGAGCACCTACATCTAGGTAAATATGTTGGATAGCATTATCCTGTATACCTGCTACAAGTGCATCAATAGCTGTAGTCTGTAGTACAGCCCTCTTGCCAGCCTTCTTTAGTTCATCTTTAGCTACACCTGATGCAGCATTTTGTGCAGCCCGAAGTCTAACTTCTGCCTTGGCTTTCTTTGCAGCCTTACGTGCTGCCATAGAGACTTCTTTGCTAGACGCACTCTTAGCTATCATCTTCTGAGCCATTAGAGTACCAGCCTCAATACCAGCATTCTCAGCGGCTTGCTTAGTAGCACCACTCTGTGCTGCACGTTTAGCGGCCTGACTTGCTGCTTGCTTAATTGCAGCCTTACCTGTTTGTGTTACACCTAATGCAGCCGCCTTACCGAAACCACCAGTAAGCGCACCCACATAGTTTGTAGGGTCTGACGCTGCAGCAAACACGTAGTCTTTCACACCGTCTAACGCACCGTATATACCGTCATTGACAAACACATTACCTAAGCTGTCGTACAAGTTGTACGCCTGTGCAGCCATAGCCTTAGTGTTCTCATCAGCCTTACTTATAAAGCGTACCTCACCTGCAGTAGACACAGCGTTAGTATTAAAGAAACGCATGTGGTCAACAAAGTCTTCTACTAGAGTTTCCTCACTTATATCCATATAGTCAGCGCCTTTGTTGGCTGACATGTAGTCACGTATGGTGTTAAGGTTTTCGTATCTATACAGGTCTTTCTTCTTTAACTTCTGACCCTCAGGTACAGGACTATCAAAGACTTCCTCTTCATTGTCTAACACAGTGGAGCTATGCTTGTGCATAGGTGGCTCTACTTTTGCAAAGCCACCCTCTCCTAATCCATACTTCTTAAATATATCTACTTGGTTTGTCATTCATAACCGCCTAACTCTCTGAGAGTTTTTCCTTTAGCTATACTTCTTACTGTCTTTGCGTAGTTAGGGTCTGTAGCGTAGCCTGACCTACCTAATGCAGCAATCTGTTCTTCTAATGTAGTAGCTGTAAGGAAAGGTTTGTAGCGTGGGTTCTCTTGTAAAAAAGTACCGTAGCCTTGTACACTATCAGCTAAACTATTATATGCTTTAAAGGTGTCTTGGATCTTAACTCTTTGACCGTTGACAACTTCATGTGTAGTAAAGTCAATACCTTCACCGCCATGTGCTTTGATACCAAAGAAGCTATTACCTTTTACTTTACTACCCCACCCTGTTTCCACCGCACTTTGTGCAATGATAACACGCTCATCAATACCTAACTCTTGAGATAGCTGTTTAGCTAAAGGTTGTATTGCACTTATAAAAGCTGCTTTACTTTCAAACGGTCCTGTGTGTACAGGCGCTTGTGGTTTCTCTACTAAAGAAGTATCTGTAGATCTTGTGGAAAAATCTATAGTGTTTCCTGTGCTTCCCCTCTGTGAGAAGTCAATTGCATTTCCCATGTTTAAACCCCTAACGCTTAGGAAGTACCCTACCGTCAGCAGGATTAATAAAATACTCGCCTTTTTTAAGATTCTCATATGCTTCTTCTGCCTCGTCTGAACTCATTGTTTTTAAATCCAATGGATTAGACTCAGTATAACGTATTGTTTCTGTTGTGTCAACAGTTACTTTACGTGTTCCGTCAGCATTATGTGTATTCCCAAACAGTTCATCCCATTGGCTAGGCTTTAAGTTATCGGGTACAGGCATCTCACCTGAGAGTATCTTATCTCTGGTTGCACCATCCATACCTGAGCCTCTAAACTCAGCAAACAAACCCTCTGCTGGTCTTGGTGGTACACCTAAAGCTACACCTCTACCTTTATCTGTTTCTTTTACATAGTGTAGTTTACCATCAAAGGTTCCGTCTGGGATGTCATCACCTGAAAAGAATACCTTTTCTGGATCTACCTCAGGTTCCGCTTCTGGTAGAGGCTGACCCCCTACAGCTATAGAAGACTGACTAAGAAGTCCCTGCTTTTGTAGGTTAGCTACTAGGGCAGCTACATCATCATCATCTACAACCCTACCGTTAATCTTCATACGAGAGACTTCATCACCTTCACCTAATGTAATCTCTACAATTCTGCCCTCATTGTCCTTTGTTTTAACAGTACTACCAACGCTAATACCTTCTAGGTCAAGCAAGCCATCTACAATGTATCTTTCCAAGTCATCTTGGCTTTGGTAATTCATGTATGTAGCTTGATACAAATCATCACCCATTAGACCTTGTAGGTTAATAGATGTATCCTCTAAGAAACGTTTACCAAACTGCTGAGCATACGCATCAATCACACCTGATCTTTGACGTGCGATAATCCTAGCTTTTTCTTGCATGTAGTCTGCCTCTGCAGGAAACTGTCTACGAAGCTGAGACTCTACAGCCTGAGATAATTCACCCGCATCATCATAGGCCTCTCTAAAAGCTGGACCTACAGTCACAGGATTGTAATCCTTGGAAGGGCTAAAAGAGAAGTAAGTTCCGGGGTCCATACTCTCATAGGCTTCTTGTCTAGCTACCTCATTGATGTCCATCATAGAGTAGCCTTCGTAGTACGCATCTTTATCCAGTCTAGCCCTTGCTGAATCTTTAAGACCCATGCCCAGCGCAGACTTTAGGAAGCCCTGATCTTTAGCTTGGTAACTACCTAGTGATGGTGAAGCTAAACCAATAGAGTTAGCGTAGTGTTCAGCAGGGTCCATAGCTTGTGCGGAAAACTCATCAGGCATATCAATGAAAGCATCTAGCTCACTATCACTAAATGTGTACGAACCACCAGCGCTGGGCCTCTTCTGTGCTTCTTTCTGTAGCGACTGTGAGAACTCAAACAGAGCCTTTGGCCCTGCTGCAATAGCTGCATTGATGTGCTTGTCTTTTGCGCCTAGCTTTCTAAGCATATTGATTTCTGTTTTAGCTAAGTTGACTAAGGCTCTACGTTTACCTACAACAGATTTATTACGTTCAGCTAGTTCACGCTGTTGATCTTCATAGTCCTCTGCATCTTGGACACGCTTCTGAATAGCCTTAGCTTGGTCATCCATAAACGCCGTGGCAAATGCTTTAAAGTTAAAACCCATAGTTATGCACCTCTCGCCATAAGACCTGCACCCTCAGGCGGCATTGGCTCTTCAGCAGGTTCTGTTACTTGTTGTAGCTCTTCAGCCTCTGGTACTTCTTCCTGTGGTACAGCCTCTTCAGGCATAGCTTCCTCAGGTACTTCTTGCTCTAAAAAGTCTGCCATGTTCTGTAACATAGCTGTACCTTCATCCTGTGTATCTGCTTGTTTAACTGCAGCCTGTAGAAGCATAGTAATCTTAGCGTTCTCTTTTTCTTGCTTCTCTTTCTTGTAGTCTTTATTAGACATCTTGTATTCTATATCATAGCTTCTAGCTAAAGCAGCAAAGTATTCAGTCAACGCAGGAGCAACAAGTATACCTACATCTAAACTATGTACACCTCGCATAACGTTTGACATATACAAAGTTTTTACTAGAGGGTTAATAGCAATACCTGACTCTATGGCTACCATGAAGTCATCAATAATCTCTTCATCAGTCAACCGCTGCATGTAGTACTTTAAAGCTTCGTCTACAGAGGCAATCTCTGGGGGTCTTTCCCACTGACGCTCACCTATCTTGTGTGTCGTAAGGGATGAACCTGGAATAGGTTTGCTATATTCTAATACTGCCATTTTATTTTCCTACTTAGTAAATCCTGCACCAAAGTACAGACCTACGATTGCTGATACTATATGTGTGTCTAAAGGTGTGATTACAAAACCCTGTGCTGTACGCCACTGTACGGATTCTGCAGGGCCAAACAACCAGTTCCAGAAACCCCCCGTTGCTTCTGTGTACCCTACGATTACACCAACCTCAGGATACCATACTGCTACTAGCTTTGGCAAGACAATAATGCTGAACACTGCAGATAAAGCTATAATACGCCTAGTCCAAGCAAAGTGTTTATCGTTCTTCCCTGCGTTCCTAGCTTCGTTAACTTGGTCTGCTCTGAACTGCGCAGTCTGCAACATCATCTTTTGTTGCTCCTGCTTGTTCTTCATGTTCTGCCCCCAGATAGACATGACGCCACCAAGGATAGTGGAGAAGAGCATCGTTATGAGTTCTAAAGGTAAGCCAAACATATCAGGACCACGTATCAGGTTTGCCTAAGTTGATATTTATCTGTGTTTCGTAGGGTTTGTCTTGCTCTTTAAGGCTTTCTTGTTTAGCGTAGCCTACCATAGACGCTGCCTGTACAGGTGATACATCAGCAAGCATAGCCAAAGCTTCTTTTTTATTACCCTTTTTAACTGCTTCGTAATAAGCTATTCTTTTAGGGCCTGGATTAAAGTCAAACGTATCTTCAATAACAACATTTCCTTTGTCGTTTACGTCAAAATTAAATACACCTATACTTCTAGCCATGCGTAAGTCAGGATCAATAACACCACTTAAAGGGCTGTACTTATTTACTTCCATTTCATCAAAACCAAAGTCTTCATACGTAGTATAAGACCTACCGTCTTGTATGGCTGCGTTTACTGCAGAACGTAACGCCTTCATGTCAGATTTATTTAAAGACTTTTCTGTTCTTTTACCACCAGGGTTAGTCAGATTACCCGCAAAGAACCTAAACTCGCTAGTACCTAAACCTAAATTACCTAGAAGATTACCTAGCCCTGAAAGTATGCTACCGTCTTTTACTTCTGGCATACCTGTCTCTTCGTCTATGTTAGAGGTACGTTGTTCACGTATTATAGCCTCTGTAGTGTCAGGCCCAACAACACCGTCAGCCATTAGTCCTTTATCTTTTTGGAACTCTCTGATAGCTTTACGGGTACGTTTACCCATCTTACCGTCTATCTCCCCTACATCATAACCTAGATCTGAAAGCTTTGTTTGTATGGCAGTAGTATCTAACTTAATGTCACGAATGCTTCCTATGTTTAAGTTAGGCATAAACTCATCTAAAGGATTAGCTATAAAACGAGAATCATCAGGCGCAGCCGCTGAAGGGTCTATATCATCTAACACAGTTGTAATTATTGGTTCTAGAGGTTTCTCAGTTTGTAGTGCTCTTTGTGTGTTCTTACCTGCAATACCGTCTACAGACAGACCCTCATCTTTTTGAAAAGACTTGATAGCAGCCCGTGTCTTTGAACCCATCTTACCATCTATACCACCTACATCATACCCACGAGAGTTAAGGTGTATCTGTATGTCTTTAACTGACATATCAAAACCTTGGCCTGTTATAGGCTGTTCAGATAAAGGTATTTCTTCTAGAGGGCGTCTATTCATTGCAACCCTTACATCAAACAAAAGATCGTCTAATGTATTGTCTTCTTCTATACCTGCAACCCTTACGTTAGCTCTACCGCCATCCGTTAAAGGCGCACCTTTGTTAAGTTTAGCTAACTGCATAGCTGTAGTCTTGTACTTACCGTTCAGGTTTCTAGCATCTGTCTGTAAAGTAGAAAGAGGTATGTCTACGCCTTGCTCAGGTGTATCATCATAGTCAGCCATTGCAGCAATAAACTTAGATGTAGCCTCACTTCCTGACGGGATAGCTACTTCATCATCGTCATCCTGTTCTGGTCTAAGTCGAGGGCGTGGGCTAGTAGTGGGAGCACCTAAACCAGATGGTCTGGCTTGAGGTCTTACTACATCCTCTTGCTCATTAGAGCCAAAGAGATCAGACAGTATGTTTTTTATTACTTGGTCAAAGCTAGACATATAAGTAAACCTTTATAGTTTTTTGGTGATGAACGCTGTTACAACACTAGACAAGAAGTTACCTGCAGCAGAACTATAGGCTGCATCCTCTGCGCCATCTGCTTGTATATTTGCTTTAGCTAACTCGTGCTCACGATCCATTTGTTTCTCAGAGCTAGTCCATGCGAAGTCTAACAAGTCACGCTCCTGTTGCCACAACTCAGCTAGACCCTGCATAGTCAGGTTGTTAGCTGCCATAACTTCAGCCATGTTAGCCTCATTAAGTGCAGCCGTATTAGCTGTAGCAATAGTCTGTCTCCACACAGTATTAGCTTGTGCAATAACCAGTTCATTCTGTGCGTTAAACATATCACGCTGGTTATCTAGCTCAGCTTGGAACTTAGTCATAGAGTTTTCTTCACCAGCGTTGAACTGCTCCATAGCATTCTCTTGTGCAGTATTGAACTGACTGATCTGCGTTGACATGCTGTCAAAGAACTGATTAACTTGGTTGATACTCTCAGCGTTAAACTGTAGCTGAGCATTCTCTGCAGCTTGGTCTGACAGTACGCTCTGCACAAGAGACTGTGCTTCAAACATAACTGCTTGCTGTTCGTTATCTAGGTTAGCCATGTCCATCTGCAGGAAGGCCTGAGCTTGTTGTGCTGCAGCCTGTTGACGGTTGTTTAGGTTAGCCATATCAACGTTAGCCATAGACGCTACGTCAGCCATAAGCTTAGCTTGTTTGTTTGACAGGTTAGCTAAGTCTACGGACATAGCCATCTCTGAGTTCTTGAGCACTCGTGTTTGCTCAGCACTGAAGTTTAAGTTAGCTATCTCAGCAATACGCTCTGCCTTGATAACGTTTACCTGCTGTTTATTCGTAAGCTCCTGCCCCTTCATTGCAGCTTCAATCTGTGCATTAGCTAAAGCAGTCTGCTGACGATTAGACATCTCAGTCATATCAACTTCTAGCTTATTGCTCATGTTGAAGATAGCTGTTTGCTGTTCGTTATTGAGTTCTATCTCACGTTCAGCTACAGCGTTAGACACGTTGAACAAAGCAGTCTGTTGCTTGTTATCTAAGACACGGCCTTCCATAGCTGCACGAGCTACAGCATCTTGGATAAACGCTTGCTGCCTCATGGTAGCGTCTTGCATGTTAGTCTCAAACGCCTGTGTACTCTCTAGTACAGCCATCTGTTGCTCGTTAGTCAACTCTTGGCCCATCATGGCAGCTTTAACTTGTAAGTTAGACAAGGCTGTCTGCTGTGAGTTAGACAGGTTAGCCATCTCTACTTCTAAGTTCTGTGTAGATTTAAGTATAGAGGTTTGCTGTCTGTTTGTCAAGTTAATATCGTTGACTGCAGCATAACGTGCAGCATTAGCAATCGCTACGTTAGCACTAATGTCAAGCTCTTGGCCTAACAGTGCAGCCTTGAATTGTGCAGTAGCAAGTACAGCTTCTTGTTCGTTAGATAAGTTCTTTAACTGGAGATTAGCATTGTTCATGCTGTTCTGAATACGTGTAGCCTGTTCGTTTGACAAGTTAGCTAACTCAAAGTTCTGTGCTGCAGCAGCATTAGCTAGAGCTACGGCTTGCTCATTACGGACATTCTCCATATCCATAGCTTGAAATGTAGCTGCATCCTGTTGAGCTATAGGGATAGCACTTTCTAGTGAAGCCTGGATAATTGCAGCAGCAGCCATAGAACTATTGCCTAACCCACGAGCATTCATAGCTGCATTAGCTTTACGTAAAGCTCCAGCCGCCCATGCGGGTGTCCCATCATCAAAGGACTTCATAAGTTTTTCCATCTGGAACTGCACAGTAGATGCAGCACTTACTTCACCCTTGACTGCTTTAGCGGCTAACTGTTGAGTGAAGGTAGCAGTTGCAGCCTTAGCGGTAGACGCTTCGTTTAAAGCTTCTAGAGTTTTACCTGCTACGATTACTTCTTCACTGTTAATGATATTATTTACATCAACAATCTCTTCATCACCTACAGCAGTTTCTTCTGCAGTAATCTCAGGTACAAACTCAGACTTCTTTTCTTCTGCTGTAGCGTATTCATTAAAGTTAGCGGCATCTTCTACTTTACTTTTCTCTACTTCCGCTACTTCACTAGGTGGTAGGTTGTAGTCTACTTCAGCTTCTGCCTTAGGAGTTTCAGTTTCAAACTTAGCTGGGTCAACCTCTCCAACTTCGCCTTCAAACTCTGCGGCTTCCGATTTTGTATACTCATCAAATAAAGCTGCAGTCGGTACTTCACCTGCATCTAATGTCCTCTTGACCTCAGGGATTTCACGTATAATGTCTAGCGTTTCTGCATCTAAGTCTAGCTGGGCTAGATCTTCAGGTAGCATCGTTTCTGCTTTCATTAAAGCATCACTGGATGGTGTACCTGTAGCTGCAGCAAAGTCTTCTAGTGCAGTCTTAACTTTATCCTGTGACATAACAGCAGTATATGTTTCTGCACGAGACTTAATAGCGTCTTGCTCAATACGAGCGTGTACCCCAGCTACTGCATCATTATATTCTTTAATTGCATCAGCATCAGGCTCTTGAAAAAATAAACCTAGAAAGCCACCCCAATTACCCTCAGGTGGGCTAGGCATAGGGTACTTAGAAGCTTTCTCTTCTTCAGTCAAACCACTTAAATAAGCTAAGGTAGCTTTAACTGCAGGGTCTTCCACTGCATCTGCAGCCTGTGCTTGCTTAACTAAGAGTGAAGCGGCTGTAGCTACCTGTCCAGTATCTTCATCAATAAGCTGATCGTCTTCTACTTTCAAGCCATACACAGTAGGCTTCTGCAATACAGAGCTAGGGGTAGTAATAGCTTTACCTAGAGCTTCACTCGTAGAAGGTATGTCTGTAGTTTCAAACTGCTTTTGTTTAGTGGCTACGTCAGCCCCTGTTTGTGTAACTAATTCATCAGCATTTTCTACGTCAGTAAGAAGCTGGTTATAATTATTAGTTTCCCTGTATATTTTACTATCTTTAGCCTGATTAAGACCTTGAGCAAACATACTAGCTATATCTGGTGCACTATTAGCCACGGCAGCACTATAAGTTGAGTACTCTATAGATTGACCATTAGGGTACTTTATTAAAAACTTCTTGTTAATTCCCTCTGATCCTAGAGGTTCTATCTCGTAATCACTAGGGTCTTCTGGAATATTGCCACTAGCCACTAAAGACTTAAAATCATCAACCTCAAAAGGCTTAAAATCTCCTACATAAGAATCAAAATCACTAGTAAAAGGTCCAACCTCTTCTAGTATCTGTTCGTAAGAAGCATTAGGTAGTCTATTTGTTGCTGGATCAATAGAAGAACCCTCAGGCATCTCAACATTAGTCAGAGCTTTCTGTGCTTCTGTAAGCTGACCCATAGCGTCACTATAGGATTGCTGTGCAGTGTCTAAGTCTATAGAGGGCTGAGTAGTTTCAGGTGAAGCTGTACCTACAGATAATACTTCAGATCCTTCAGGTGCAGGTATAGCATCTGGTCCCATATCTAAAGCTATCTGAATAGCTCTAGCTTCCTCAGGTGACTTTACATCTCTCTGAGCTTGACGGGCTACAGCTTGATCATATGTAAATTTATAACTAGGTGTAGTAGCTTTAGAAGAATCTATAGAAGCATTAGGGTCTAATAAATTACCTGTTTCTCCTGTAAAATTACTATTTTCTATTGTTCCAACGTCAGTAGATACATTAGGTGTTATTCTAGACACAGCAGTATATTCATTAGGATCTTTAACTTTTTCTACAAGATCACCTTGAGCAAACCCCATGCCAGACAAAGGGCCACCCTCTACACGTTGCTTAGCTATCTCAGCGTAACGGCCTATCTTAGATGCTGCACTAGGGCTAGACGCAAGAAACGCATCCATCTCATCCTTCTGCGCTGGGCCTGTGAAGCCCATCTCTTTGAGGAGTTGATGGGTCTGCTGATTAGTAAAGCCTTTGAACGTTTTCATTTATCTAGTTCCTATCCATACAAAACCGAAGAGAGCACCTGAGCAGACTAAAAAGAGTACGATACCTGCAGTCCATTCCATTATAGTTCTCTGTATTTCAATCTTTCTGTGTTCGTGTTCTTTTTTTTGTTTTCTGAGATCTGCTTCTATTTCAAGTATCTCTTGCCACTTAGACGGGCCATAGTAAACTGAAATAAAATCTTTTAATTCTTTACGCATAGCTGCAGCCTTCTCTTTAGCTGCAAATATTTCCATCGCTTGAGCTTCTACGCCACCACCTAAAGCCTTATACCACGGTGGTTGTTGTGCTTGCCTATCAGCAAAATCTAAGTCAGCCAATGCGCCAGACCACTTAGCTAAAGTACCACCCATGTCTTGTATATCTTTGCCTACCTGTATGCCTTTCTTAATGGCATTGAAGGCAGCGGTAGCACCTGCAATAGCAGTTACTGGATCTATCATAAGCATCTCCCCAGAGCTTAGATTATGTGTTTACTTAAAAGACATCCATACTGCTGTAGCTATAAAAGTTAACACGGCTACTGTACCAAGTTTAACTGTAGTAGCCCATATGCTTTTCTTAGTCATTCTCCATGCATCAATTAAACTACGCATGTCACGTATATCATTTGCTGCACTTTCGTCTTGTAACCCCAGAGAGCGTAAAGCTTCTGCTGCACCTTTTTTAGCTGCCCGATCCAGCATAGCTTCTAGTTCTTCTGGGGTTACTGACATAGTTAAGCTGCCTCTTCTTCTTGTGGCTCTTCTGTTTCTACAGAATTGGATAACATGTTTATGAATGCTTCACGTCCGATAGCAAGTTGATCTAGATTAAACCTAGCGTTAGCTAACTTGCGGTCTAGGTCTTGAACATGATTGAGCATAGTTTTTTGCTCGTCTGTCAAGTCCTCAATAAAGTATTCTTTTTCGTTGATAGTGATAGGGGTTTTTTCATTTTTTCCCATGATCATTTTCCTTATTTGTTATAGTTATGCATTCAAGATGCTACGTTATTATATCTCAATAAAAGATATTTGTCAAGAGGCTGTGTAACCGTTGCCTGAAGTAATAGCAGCATTTGCCGCTGTCATATCTTCGTCAGTCCAAAAGTCTTTAGCAACCATTAACTGAAGATGCTCTACGTTACGGTCAACTGTGTCCTGACGGTCTGCCGCTTCCATGTCGTCATCTTGGTTTCCAGCAACGATGTCGTTGATTAGATCAACGGAGTGACCCATTGCTGTGTAGTGTTGTGCGATTTCTTCCGCAGTTGGTGTATCAGTCATGTCTTTCTCCTTTTCTGACTTTTACGATTAAGCGTTTTCTAGGGCAGTGATCCGTGCCTCTAGTTCTTTGATCGTAGCGACCAAGAGTGGCACTAGCTTGCTTTGGTCAATGCCTTGGTATTTTGGATTACCGTCTGCATCGACTGCATCTTTTGTGCCTGTGATTGCTTCTGGCACAACTGACTGAACTTCGTGTGCTAAGAAGCCATCCCAAACAGCACCATCTGTGTCACTAATCCATTCAAATCTTTTTGGCTGTAGCTGCACTAATCTTGCAGTGGCTCCCTCAAGGTTGACCACGTTTTCTTTTAACCGATAATCGGACGTAGTGTTGTAAGATACAGAAGAAGTACTGGCCTGTGTTACACCTCCAATATTACTTCCATTTCTATGAAAGTTAATATAACCTTCTCCATTTGCTGCACTACTTGTTTTACCAATTGTTATATATGCGCCATTAGAATACTTCTGAAGAGTGATACCTGTGGTATTTGCAGTATCAAATACAGTAGTTGCTACAGCCATACTGCCACTACTGGGAATATAAACCCTAGGATTACCATCCCCATCAGACAGTACGATGTTGTTGCTTGAGGTGCGGATGTCCAAGCCGCCTTGGTTGCCGTCATAACGCCCAAGGATGGTGTTATTGTATCCAGTTGTTACATTACCCCCTGCAAACTGACCAACAAACGTGTTTTTAATGGCTGTAGTTGCTGAAAGCCCTGCCTGATTGCCAATCATCGTATTGTTTGCACTAGCGTCAATAAAACTGTTTCCAGTATACCCCGCATGATAACCAACTAAGGTGTTACCATTTCCTGCACCTGATTGGGAATACCCAGCTTGATACCCAACTGCAGTGTTATTGATTGCGGTGGTGTTGGAGTAAAGAGCAGCTACACCTATCCCCGTATTAGAACTGCCTGTGGTAGTATTTCCCAACGCACCTGTTGCAAAAGCCGCATTAGAACTGCCTGTGGTGTTACTTTGAAGTGCCGCTAAGAAACCATTTTGCTGACCAAAGGCACTGTTGTAATTACCTGTGGTGTTATTATAAGCAGCATTTACTCCAAAAGCGTCTATACGTCCTGACGTGTTATTATAAGCAGCGTTAGAACCTACCGCAGTATTGCCTGATGTTGTATTGACAAGTAAAGCATTTGAGCCAATGGCTGTTAAACTATTACCAGTAATGTTTGCGCCTAAAGAACTGCCCCCCACAGAAGTATTGCTAACTCCTGTAGTATTAGCGTCCATAGACTGATAGCCAACTGCGGTGTTGTTGCTTGCGGTGGTGTTGGAAAGGAGTGCTTGTGCGCCAAAAGCTGTGTTAGAGCTGCCTGTGGTATTAGAATACATAGCATGATACCCAAGACCAACATTATCACTGCCAGTGGAATTGCTAAACATGGCTCTGCGACCAACCGCAGTGTTGCTATTGGCTGTCGTATTTGATTGTAAGGCAGAAAGGCCAATAGCCGTGTTGTAGTTACCTGTCGTATTGCTATCAAGAGCCTGATAGCCAATAGCTGTTATGTCTGAACCAGTAGTGTTTGCATACCCAGCTTGATACCCCAATGCTGTGTTGTTGCTTGCGGTGGTGTTGGAGAATAAAGCCTCTGTACCCATAGCCACATTTGCTGTGCCAGTAGTATTTGTGTGCAAGGACAAGTAACCAAAAGCATTATTGTTATTAGCGGTGGTATTATTAGCTAAAGAGTTATCTCCATAAGCAGAGTTTCTTACACCAGTAGTGTTATCGTACAGTGACTGATAACCAACGGCAGTGTTGTTGGATGCGGTGGTGTTATTTTCTAACGCTTCAGCCCCGACTGCGGTATTGTATGCACCTGTTGTTGTTGATGCCAAACCTTCACGGCCAACTGCGGTGTTCGCTCCACCTGTTGTTGCAGAAAGACCCGCTTGATAGCCGATCCAAGTGTTTGACCCGGGAGTTCCTCCAGATTGAGTATAACCTGCTTTATAGCCAAACGCTGTTACAATTTGTTCTGTGTTGCTATACGCAGCTTGATACCCGACAGCAGTGCTGCTGCTGGCGGTGGTGTTGTTTTGTAGTGCTGCTTTGCCGACAGCGGTATTGTAGTTACCAGTAGTAGTTCCAGATAAACTAGCGTAACCTAGTGCAGTGTTTTCTACTCCAGTAGTCATGGCATCCGCTGCAAAGTTACCCAAAGCTACATTTTCTGCACCTGTTGTATTAAGATAAAGCGCCCGATACCCAACTGCAGTGTTGTTGCTGGCGGTGGTGTTGGCTGTGAGTGCTTGTTTACCCACGGCTACGTTATAACTACCTGTCGAGGTATCTCCCATAGAAAGGTGGCCGATTGAAACATTATCAGCACCAGTTGTGTTATTAGGTAAAGCAATAGTACCTAAAGCTGTGTTTCCTGCACCTGTTGTATTGTCCTCTAAAGCACGATACCCAACGGCCACGTTGTTGTCGGCGGTGGTGTTGGAGCGTAGAGCCTGAGCGCCTACTGCCGTGTTGTTCGCCCCAGAGGTGTTACCCAAAAGGGTTTCATAACCACCAGCAAAGTTCAAATTACCTGTGTTATTTTTTAGTGCAGTATAGCCGATTGCAGTCACACCAGAGTGTGTATCACCTGTATATAAAGCCTGATAACCAACGGCAGTGTTGTAGCTGGCGGTGGTGTTGTTAGTTAATGCACCGTTACCCAAAGCCGTGTTATAACTGCCTGTTGTATTAGAAATCAGCGAAAAAGAACCAATGGCTGAATTAAATCCACCAGATGTATTTGCATACAAAGCCTGTTTACCGAATGCCGCATTTGCAGTGCCTGTGTTCGCCGCATACAAAGTATATGAACCGACTGCTGTTGTATCGGCGGCAACGCTTGTATATCCAGCAAAACTTCCAATAAACGTACCTGCACCATTGCTCGTATTCGCATACCCAGCCTGATACCCAACGGCTGTGTTGTTGCTGGCGGTGGTGTTAAGACGCATAGACTCCATACCCAAAGACACATTAAAAGAGCCAGTGGTATTATCAGCCAATGCACCAGAACCCACAGCAACGTTACTTGCGCCTGTTGAATTGTCAAACATGGATGCTCGACCAATTGATGTGTTGTTAGATGCGGTGGTGTTGTTAAACAGCGCAGATTGTCCGACAGCGGTATTTAAAGCACCAGTAGTATTACTATACCCCGCCTGATACCCAACAGCCGTGTTGTTGGATGCGGTGGTGTTGTTCTGCAAGGCGGCACGGCCCAAGGCAACATTGTACGACCCTGTTGTGTTCTGGAACATTGACGCATTACCCAAAGCGGTATTGTCAAAACCAGTAGTATTGTTGCCCATTGCGTCAGCCGCAAAAGCCGCATTAGCATAACCTGTAGTATTGTCTAGTAAAGTTTGATAGCCAAATGCAGTGTTGTAAGCTCCTGTGGTGGTGGAGTAAGCCGCCTGATAACCTGTGGCAGTATTGTAGCTGGCGGTGGTGTTGGAGTAGAGAGCGGCTTGCCCTAACCCAACATTATTTGCGCCTGTTGTGTTGCTTCTTACCGAACTCGTCCCCAATGCAGTATTACTGCCGCCTGAACTGTTAAGTAAAAGTGCATCTGCGCCAACTGCTACATTGTTATCGCCCGTTGTTATTGCCGTACCAGCAGCATCTCCAACAGCTACGTTGTAAGTACCACCAGCCTCAACACTATCCAACGCAGTAT